AGCGCGCGCAGCGATGGCGGCAAGGACTTCGGCGTCGTTCATATCGCCGACGGCGAGATCCGCCTGAGCGTGGATGTGTCCAAGCGCGTGACCTGGGACCAGACGCAACTGGCGACGATCGCCAAACGCATCGATGCCGCGGGCGAGTCCGTCGAGGAATTTATCGACGTGAGCTACAGCATCTCCGAGTCGCGCTTCCAGAGCTGGCCATCGACGCTGCGTTCGCAGTTCGAGGCCGCGCGCACCGTGAAGCCCGGCAAGCCGACGTATCGGCTGACCCCGAGCGAGGAGGCCTGAGATGACACTTCCCATCATCGGCGCCGACCAGCGCATGTCCGAACGCCGCGGCGTGAAGGGCGTGCTCATCGGCAAATCCGGCATCGGCAAGACCTCGCAGCTGTGGACCCTCGACGAGGGATCGACCCTGTTCCTCGATTTGGAGGCCGGCGATCTCGCGGTCGAGGACTGGGCCGGCGACAGCCTGCGCCCGCGGACCTGGAGCGAGTGCCGCGACCTGGCGGTGTTCATCGGTGGCCCGAACCCGGCGCTGCGCGACGACCAGGCCTACAGCCAGGCGCATTACGACGCTGCCTGCGCGCGCTACGGCGATCCGGCGCAGCTCGACAAGTACCACACGCTGTTCGTCGACTCGATCACCGTCGCCGGCCGGTTGTGCCTGCAGTGGAGCAAGGGACAGCCGCAGGCGTACTCCGACAAGACCGGCAAGCCGGACATGCGCGGCGCCTACGGCCTCATGGGGCAGGAGATGATCGCTTGGCTCAACCACCTGCAGCACACCCGCGGCAAGAGTGTGTGGTTCGTCGGCATCCTCGAAGAGAAGATCGACGACTTCGGCCGCCGCATCCTGCAGTTGCAGATCGACGGCAGCAAGACCGGGCTGGAACTGCCGGGCATCGTCGATGAAGTCGTCACGATGACCGAGATCGCCGCCGCCGACGGCACGGCGTACCGCGCCTTCGTCTGCCACACCCTCAATCCATGGGGATATCCGGCCAAGGATCGCTCGGGCCGACTCGAACAGATCGAGGAGCCGCATCTCGGTCGTCTCATGCAGAAGATCGCCGGCGCCGTGCGTCCCGCCATTGAGCGGCTCGATTACACGCGCCCTGCGCCGTCCAACAATTCCACTCCGGCTCCGGCCGCACAGGACGCACCATGACCATCTGGCACGATTTCAACGACGCCGAACAGCAGCAGACCTTCGACCTCATCCCCAAGGGCACCGTCGCCTGGGTGCGGATGACGATCAAGCCCGGCGGCTACAACGACCCGAGCCAGGGCTGGACCGGCGGCTGGGCGACGCGCAGCGACGAGACCGGCGCGATCTACCTGGCCTGCGAGTTCGTGGTGCTGGAAGGCCCGTTCGCCAAGCGCAAGCTCTGGTCGAACATCGGTCTGCACAGCAGCAAGGGACCGACATGGGCGGGCATGGGCCGCAGCCTGCTGCGCGCCATCCTCAACTCCGCGCGCAACGTGCGGCCGGAGGACAACAGCCCGCAGGCCGCCGCCGTGCGTCGGATTCATGGATTCCACGAACTGGAGGGCATCGCCTTCGTCGCGAAGATCGATGTCGAACGCGACGGCCGGGACGAATTGCGGAACATCATCAAACAGGCGGTGGAGCCTGGCCAGCCCGACTACCCCTCGGGCGCACCGCCGGCCGCCGGTGCCGCCGCGCGCGTGCCGGCGCAGGCGACGCCCAGCGCACCGGCCGCGCCGACCGGCCGCCCGACGTGGGCGCAGTAAGGCGCGCACTTGCGGTGCTGGGCCTGCGGCCAACCGGCACGCGGGTTCGGTCACCTTGACCTGAGACACCCGCCCGCCGATCCACGGCGTTACCCGCACCGTTGGGCCTTCTGCTCAACGCGCTGCCAGGACGCCTTTCACCAACTCTACGACACCCACCGCCGGCACCAGCCGGCGGCGCTGGAGGAGCTTGTTCCCGTGACTCTGCCCTTGTCCCCCGATGCCCAGCGCGCCTGCCTGCTCGCGCTCGGCAACGCCGCCGATGCGGTCGGCTTCGCCGTGCCACTGGCGCAGTACTCGCAGACCCAGGCGCTGCACGTCATCGACGCGGTGATCCACGCCTACGAGCGCCAGCAGCACCAGCACTCGCGCGCGCTGCGCGGACTGCCGCCGCTGGACGATTTCGAAGACAGCGAAATTCCGTTCTGAGGCCGACCGATGCTGGATTTCAACTCATCGTCGACCGAGTCCGGACGGCTCGAAGCCCTGATCGACATCGGCCTGCAACAGGCGCGTGCCGCCGAACCCAAACGCACCTACCTCGGCGCATCGCGGCTCGGCGTGGCCTGCTCGCGTGCGCTGCAGTACGAGTACGCCGACGCGCCGGTCGATTCCGGTCGCGACACCGATGGCCGCATGCTGCGCATCTTCGAGCGTGGCCACGTGCTCGAGGAGAGCATGGTCGCGTGGCTGCGCGGTGCCGGCTTCGATCTGCGCACGCGACAGGACGACGGCACGCAGTTCGGCTTCTCCGCGCTCGACGGTCGATTGCGCGGTCACGTCGACGGCGTCTTCGTCGCCGGTCCCGAAGGCTACGTCTACCCGGCGCTCTGGGAGTGTAAATTCCTCGGCGCCAAGGCCTGGCGCGACCTGGAGAAGCACAGGCTCGCCGTCGCCAAGCCGGTGTATGCCGCGCAGGTCGCGATATACCAGGCGTATCTCGATCTGCACGCCCACCCGGCGCTGTTCACCGCGATCAATGCCGACACGATGGAGGTCTACGCCGAGCGCGTGCCCTTCGACGGCCAGCTCGCGCAGCGCATGTCCGACCGCGCGGTGCAGATCGTGCTCGCCACCGATGCCGGCGAGCTGCTGCCGCGCAGATTCTCCGATCCCACCCATTTCGAGTGCCGCTTCTGCGCCTGGCAGGACCGCTGCTGGAGATCCGCATGACCCCCGATGTCCTTCCCGATTTCAACGAGCCGATGGTCGCTGCGCGTACCGCGCATCAGGCGTTGTGCATTCCGATGCAGTGGCTCAACAACAAAGTCCAGCGCCGCGCGCGGGGCGTACCGCACTACCGCATCGGTCACCTGGTCCGGTTCCGTCTGGGCGAACTGGAGCAGTGGCGCGATCGCCACGCGACCGTGATCGTGACGGCGAGGGAGCACGCCGATGGCGAATGACTGGCTCGACTTCAATGACGCCGAGCCGGCCACGCCTGTACACCCGCAGGACGACTCGCGCGAGGCGATCCGCGTCGAGCTGATCGCGCGCCTGGAGGCAGTGCTGACGATGCTGTTCCCGGCCGGCAAGGTACGCCGCGGCAAGTTCATCATCGGCGATGCGTTAGGCAGCCCCGGCGACAGTCTCGAAGTGGTGCTGACGGGTGAGAAGGCCGGATTGTGGACCGACCGCGCCGACGGCAACGGTGGCGACATCTTCGACCTGATCGCGGCGCATTTCCGGATCGACGTACACGCCGAGTTTCCGCGCGTGCTGGAAGAAGCGGCTCGCCTGTTGGGGCGCATCCGCGACGCCGATCGCGAAGCCGAAAAAGACCCCGCCGATGGACGACCTCGGCCCGGCGACCGCGAAGTGGGATTACCTCGACGCCGACGGCGAGTTGATCGCGGTGGTGTACCGCTACGATCCGCCGGGCGGCAAGAAGGAATTCCGGCCGTGGGATGCGAAGCGCCGCAAGATGGCGCCACCGGAGCCGCGTCCGCTGTATCACCAGCCGGGCATCGCGACCGCGGACACGGTGGTCCTGGTGGAAGGCGAGAAGTGCGCGCAGGCGCTGATCGACGCCGGTATCGTCGCGACCACGGCGATGCACGGCGCGAACGCGCCGGTCGACAAGACCGACTGGTCGCCGCTGGCCGGCAAGGCGCTGCTGCTGTGGCCTGACAAGGACGTGCCGGGCTGGGAGTACGCGACGGCCGCGGCGCAGGCCGCGCTCGCCGTTGGCGCAACGTCCTGTGACATTCTGCTGCCGCCTGACGAGAAACCGGAAGGTTGGGATGCGGCCGACGCGCTGGCCGACGGCTTCGACGTCGCCGGCTTCATCGCCAGCGGCCCGCGCATGTGCATCAAGCCCGCGACCGCGACGCCGACGCAGGAGGCCTCGGTCTGGGCGACCGACGACGCGCTCGCGCTGTCCTTCACCACCCGCTACGCCGAGGACTGGCGCTACTGCGCGGCCTGGGACAAGTGGCTGTTGTGGGAGGGGCGCCGCTGGCAAGCCGACGACACGCTCCTGGTCCAGCACCTGTCCGGGCGGTGTGCCGCGAGGCGGCGCTGAAGGCCGACTCGCACCGGCTTGCCGCGAAGCTCGCCGCCAGCGGCACCGTCGGCGGGGTGGAGCGGCTGGCGCGCACCGACCGTCGGCATGCGGCGACGGCGGAGGTCTGGGACGCGAATCAGTACGCGCTGAACACGCCCAGCGGGATCGTCGATCTGCGCAGTGGCCGGCTCCGGCCGCACGACCGAGGCGAGCACCACACCCGGCTGGCGACGGCCACGCCGAAGGGCGACTGTCCCCGCTGGCGGGCGTTCCTCGGCGATGTGACCGGCGGCGATGCGGATCTGCAGGCGTACCTGCAACGCATGGCCGGCTACTGCCTCACCGGCGCGACCAGCGCGCATGCGCTGTTCTTCCTGTACGGCACCGGTGCGAACGGCAAGTCGGTGTTCGTGAACGTGCTGGCGACGCTGCTGGGCGACTACGCGACCAACGCGCCGATGGACACGTTCATGGAGGCGCGCGGCGACCGCCATCCGACCGACCTGGCGGGGCTGCGCGGTGCGCGCTTCGTGGCCTCTGTCGAAACCGAGCAAGGTCGGCGCTGGAACGAATCGAAGGTCAAGGCCATCACCGGCGGCGACAAGGTCTCGGCGCGGTTCATGCGTCAGGACTTCTTCGAGTACACGCCGCAGTTCAAGTTGGTGATCGCCGGCAACCACAAGCCCGCCATCCGCAACGTCGACGAGGCGATGAAGCGGCGCATGCACCTGATCCCGTTCACGGTGACGATCCCGCCCGCGCGTCGGGATCCGGCACTCACCGAAAAGTTGCTGGCCGAGCGCGACGGCATCCTCGCTTGGGCGCTGACCGGGTGCCTGCAATGGCAGCGCACGGGGCTGCAACCGCCCGCCAGCGTGGTCTCGGCGACCGAGGAGTATTTCGAGGCCGAAGACGCGCTCGGGCGGTGGATCGACGAGCGCTGCGTGCGCGAGGTCAACGCCAAGGCACTGACCGGCGAATTGTTCAACGACTGGAAGGCGTGGGCCGAAGCGGCGGGCGAATTCGTCGGCTCGCAGCGCCGCTTCTCGGACCTGCTCGTGGCACGCGGCATCGAAAAGTGGCGTAACCCGCTTGGCGTGCGGGGCTTCCAGGGGATCGGCGCGAAGGTCGTGCCCAGGTCTGGATACACGCCTTATGCCGATCCCGATTAACCCGCCCGACGCAGCCGACGCAGTTCATGATTTACGCCCACGCGTGCGCGCACACGCACGTATAGGGAGGAACCACGAACAGCGTCGGCTGTGTCAGGCATCCCTCAATGGAAACCTGACGATGACCCAGACACTTCTCGCCCTGGACCTGGGCACCACCACCGGCTGGGCACTGCGCACCCCCGATCGCCGTATCGTGAGCGGCACCCACTCCTTCAAGCCGCAACGCTTCGAGGGCGGCGGCATGCGCTTCCTGCGCTTCGTGCGTTGGCTCGACGAACTGCAGACGCTCTCGGGCGGACTGCACCAGCTCGCGTTCGAGGAAGTGCGCCGGCATGCGTCCACGGACGCGGCGCACGCCTACGGCGGTTTCCTTGGCCAGCTCACGGCCTGGTGCGAACAACGCCAGATCCCGTACCAGGGCGTACCCGTGGGTACGATCAAGAAGCACGCCACCGGCAAGGGCAACGCGAACAAGGACGCAATGCTCGCCGCGGTGCGGGGCTGGGGCTATGCCCCGGTCGACGACAACGAAGCGGATGCGCTTGCCCTGCTGCATTGGGCCATCGCGCAGGAGCGTTCGGCATGACCGTGTGGACGTTCGACGAGGTCGAGCACCGCTTCCACGAAGCCGCGGCGACGTCGTTCCGGTTGCCCGCGGCGCGGGTCGCCGGCTACGTCAGCCTGTGGCCCGAGATCGCACGCCAGTCGTGGGAGGGCTACGCGGACGAGCGGATCGTGCTGCGCTTCCCGGCGACGCCTGCGGCGGTCGATCGCCTGGCCGAGACCACGCAGTGGCTGCAATGGCTGAGCGTGGAGCAACGCAAGCTGGTGTGGGCACGCGCCCGCTACGTGCCGTGGCGCGCGATCTGCGCAGCGCACCACTGCTCCAAGCCCACCGCGTGGCGACGCTGGCGGCACGCGCTCACGCTGATCGTAGTGCAGCTCAACGGCCAGCCGCCGCGCATCGTGGATGCGATTGCGCAGCGTGACGCGACGTGAAGCAATCGAACGCAAGCGCGCGCGTTGGATCGTAAAACCCCACGAAAATCGATGAAATACTTCCCCCGATTGCAGGGTATCTTTTGTGCCACGGTGGTCATGCGTCCTGAAGCAGCACGCTTCGGACGCGATGGCGACCCACGAGGTCCGACGTAGACCCACAGGGTCTACGGGTCCTCCCTGCGCCCCTGCTAGAGCGGGCGGCAGAGCCGCAGAACCCCGCTACCGTCAGACCGCAAACCGAGGTTTGCGCCGGTTTGCGGGTTTGCAGGTTTGCGGTGCAACCCACGGTTTGCAGGCCCCATCCCTGGGGCCTGTCGCTCCGCGACCCGCCTGCGGCGGTCCAAACGCGCTCCATGCGCGTTTGTGCACCGCGACGATGTTCCACTTCTCTCCAACCCACCGGCCATTGCGTTCGCGTTCCCCCCTGTTCCCGGGCGCGATGGTCGGTGGGTTCCTTTTTTCGAGTCCACGATGTCCCACGCCCTCACCGTCGAGACCCGTCGGGTCGAGGCGCTGATTCCCTACGCGAAAAACCCGCGCACGCACAGCGACGCGCAGATCGCGCAGATCGCCGCGAGCATCGTGGAATTCGGCTGGACCTCGCCGCTCCTGGTGGATGGCGAGAACGGCGTGATCGCCGGCCACGGCCGGCTGCTCGCCGCGCGTCGGCTCGGCATGACCGAGGTGCCGGTGATCGAACTGGCGCACCTGAGCGCGGCGCAGAAGCGCGCGTTGGTGATCGCCGACAACCGCATCGCCCTCGATGCCGGTTGGGATGAGGCGCTGCTGGTGCTGGAACTGGCCGATCTCGCCGAGGTCGGTTTCGACCTGGACATGACCGGCTTCACCGCCAGCGAGATCGAGCGCCTGCTCGACCTGGTGGAAGACGGCGACGCGGCAGGCGGCGATCAGGAACCTGTATCGCGTGCTGCGGACGCGGCCAACGACGAAAGCGCGGATGCCGACGACGATGCGATCGACAACGGCGAGGAAGACAGCGGCGAGGACCACGATCCCGCATCGACGATCGCGCCGGTGTCCCGCGCGGGCGATGTCTGGATCATCGGCAGGCACCGGCTGATCTGCGGTGACGCTGGCGATCCGGCCGTCGTCGCGGCGCTGATGCGTGGCGAGACCGCGCACCTGTGCATCACCTCGCCGCCCTACGCCCGGCAGCGCGACTACGCCAGCGGCATCGGCGATTGGGACGCGCTGATGCGCGGCGTGTTCGCCGCGGCCGAGGACGCATTGCGCGACGACGCCCAACTGCTGGTCAACCTCGGCCTCGTCCACGACGACAACGAAGTGCAGCCGTATTGGGACGCCTGGGTCGCGTCGATGCGCGCGCAAGGATGGCGTCGCTTCGGCTGGTACGTCTGGGACCAGGGGCCGGGTCTGCCGGGCGACTGGCGCGGTCGTCTCGCGCCCAGCTTCGAGTTCGTCTTCCACTTCAACCGCCACAACCGCAAGGCGAACAAGACCGTGCCGTGCAAGTTCGCGGGGCAGGACATCCACCTGCGCGCCGATGGCTCGTCCACCGCGCTGCGCGGTCGGGACGGCGGGGCGCTGGCGTGGTCGCACGAACACCAGCCGACGCAGGCCATGCGGATTCCAGACTCGGTGATTCGCATCATGCGCCACAAGGGCAAGCTCGGCCGGGACATCGACCATCCGGCCGTGTTCCCGGTCGCGCTGCCGACGTTCGTCATCGAAGCGTATTCGGAAGCGGGCGAGGTGGTGTACGAACCCTTTGGCGGCAGCGGCACGACGCTGATCGCCTGCGAGCGCACCGGGCGCGTCTGCCGGGCGGTGGAGATCGCCGCCGAGTACGTCGATGTCGCCATCGAACGCATTCGCCAGCAATTGCCGGGGCTCCCGATCACGCTCGAAGCGACCGGCCAACGATTCGATGCGGTCGCGGCCGAGCGCTGCGGCACTGCGTCGGAGGCGGCATGAGCTGGGTCGCAGACAAGATCGAGCAGTGGCCGCTCGCGCGGCTGCTGCCGTATGCGCGCAATGCGCGCACGCACTCGGACGACCAGGTCGCGCAGATCGCGGCCAGCATCGTCGAGTTCGGGTTCACGAACCCGATTCTGGTCGGTGGCGACGGCGTGATCGTCGCCGGCCACGGCCGCCTGGCCGCCGCGCGCAAGCTCGGACTGGAGGCGGTGCCGGTGGTCGTCCTCGATCACCTGACCCCGACCCAGCGTCGCGCGCTGGTGATCGCGGACAACCGCATCGCCGAGAACGCGGCGTGGGACGACGCCATGCTGCGCACCGAACTGGAAGCGCTGCAGGCCGACGGTTTCGATCTGGACCTGACCGGCTTCGATCCGGACGCGCTCGCCGAACTGCTGGCCGGCGAAGAAACCGACCAGGCCGGTGACGTCGACGATGACGAGGTGCCCGAGGAAGCCGCCGCGGTGGTGTCGCGCCCCGGCGACCTGTGGGTGCTGGGCGAACACCGCGTGCTGTGCGGCGATGCCACTGACCCCGAGAGCTACGTGCGTCTGCTGTCGGGCGAACGCGCGGACATGGTCTTCATCGACCCTCCGTACAACGTCGATTACGCCAACAGCGCCAAGGACAGGCTCCGCGGTACGCAGCGTCCGATCCTCAACGACAATCTCGGCGCGGCCTTCCACGACTTCCTGCTCGCCGCGCTGACGCCGATCGTGGCGCAGTGCCGCGGTGCGATCTACATCGCCATGTCTTCGGGCGAACTCGACACGCTGCAGGCGGCGTTTCGCGCCGCAGGCGGTCACTGGTCGACGTTCGTGATCTGGGCGAAGAACACCTTCACCCTCGGACGCGCCGACTACCAGCGCCAGTTCGAGCCGATCCTCTATGGCTGGCCGGAAGGCGCGCAGCGCCACTGGTGCGGCGATCGCGACCAGGGCGACGTGTGGCAGATCAAGAAGCCGCAGCGCAACGATCTGCACCCGACGATGAAGCCGGTGGAACTGGTGGAGCGGTGCATCCGCAACTCCAGCCGGCCGGGCGACGTGGTCCTCGACGGCTTCGGCGGATCGGGCACGACGCTGATCGCCGCGCACAAAAGCGGCCGGCGCGCGCGCCTGATGGAACTCGATCCGAAATACGTCGATGTGATCGTGCGCCGCTGGCAGACCTGGAGCGGCGAATCCGCCCTGCGTGAAGCCGACGGCGTGTCGTTCGACGACGCCGCCGATGCGCTCGCATGAACCCGGCACTGCACGCGCCGGCCTTCTACAACGAAATCGAACCCTACCTCTGCGCATGGCTCAACAACCAGATCGCCGCCGGCCTCATTCCACCGGGCCGCGTCGACGGGCGGGACATCCGTGACCTCGACCCGCACGACCTCGCGGGCCACCGGCAAGTCCACCTGTTCGCAGGCGTCGGCGGCTGGGCCTACGCCGCCCGGCTCGCCTGCCTTCTTCCTCCTAGGTGGCGCGGTCGTTGTGCCGAGGGCGAAAACCGCAAGGCGTCGATGTGGCTGGACCCCCCAGGGCATTGCCAGTGGCGCGACTTTCGACTCATTGTCTGGGACAAGTTACTAGCCCATTGGTCGCGGAGCTGCCGAATTGGCGCGATAGCGCTCGGCAAAAAAAGCCGATTGAATGTTCGCTTGCCAACTAGTCGAGGATATGATAAGAGTTGGACATCGGTGCTGGATGTGCACTCGTTGATGCTTCTGAGCTGACTCTGCCAAGATCAGGAGGCGGTGAGGAAGATTCCTTGCTCAGTCATGGAATGGAGACGAAAATGACGCAAGCACAACGTAAGTCCTGCAAGCTCGTCGAGCAGATGAATCGTGATCGAATTCGACTTGAAGCAGCCAGAGCCTTCAGCTGCATTCAAGGTTCTCGCTTAGTCACTCCTCAATCGGCTTCTGGCGAAAGTTCAGCACCTACGCCAGAGCGGACGAAAGGCCGAGCAGACGCAGCACTCATTAACAATAGCCTTCACGACGATTTGGTCAATACTCTAGATCAGAGGGGAGCATTGATCATTTCCGAAGCGATGCTTGATGCACTCGTTCTCGATTCGCTAAAGGCCAGCTCCATCGCAAGTAGCGGTGCAGGTTCGTTTCCCACGTCACATGAAAAAGTCTTGGCGAGGGTATCGAGCTCGACTTTAGACGTCAACAAGATTTACGCCTCATTCGAACCAACTAATCCGGCCTCTGAGAAAGCAGAAGTCATTGTCAGGCCGGGTTTTCAAGTGACATTTACGCTCTTCGCGACCAATGCGTCGCACTTGAGCTTCAGTGACGTAGTGTTGGATGTTCCGGAGTTTTCTGTTGAACTGACCGGTCGAAAGCAAGCGATCGAGTTTCGGGCCAAAGAGTTCTTGGTCAGCAGCCGAGTCAATGAGAGTGTGGATCGGGAACAAGCGAAATTGGCGGCCCAAATTACTGAAAACGATCTGCTAAGGATCGAGGGGATTTTCGCGTATGGAGGTGTCGCTAGCAAGCTGATAGACGAGGCGATGGGAGAGATCCCTGATATCGATCTCGCAGCGATGTTTCCAGCAATCGACTTTGGTGGGTCGCTTGAGTTGAGGAAGATCGGTGAGCATCTTGTAATTGTCCCAGAAAAGTTCTCCGTCCTGGGAAATTCTGGTTGCCCCCAGGGAGATGTTCTTGATGGGGTCAGGCCTGTACCGCAAAATCCAGTTCAGAATGATCAAGAGGCGCGAATTCCACTCTTCTTTGATACCTCCCGTGCACGAGTTATTCCGAAGGCGAGGAACACGTTCGGCTTTGCTGGCACGTACATACCTAAAGCACTTCTGGACGTTAAGTTCGGTAAGGTCTCTCCTGGCGCTTCACACAAGGATAGTGGCGGCGGAACGTTCAAGTGGCTGCTTGATCTAAGTGTGGCGCTTAAGGGAATCAGAGTAGAGATTGACGAACAACTTCTGGCGCTGAGGCTCACAGTCCATCTGGAGAGCTCGGGATACGGCGAGCTCTGGTTGAATCTACCATGCATAGGAAGAACTACGGTTGCAATAGTGAGGGTAGAGCTTCCGGAAACGGGCTCGCCCCCTTCAACAGTCCAAGTCCTTCTGCGTCCAGTCGTCAACAGTAACGGGGAGCTACGAATCGCCGCAGGTCTTGAGAGTGTGAATCTTGGCGATGTCTATGTTCGTGTCGAACTATTTGGAAGATGGGTGGGCGGCGATTGGAAGGCGAAGGTATTGGCCTTCATTGCCGACGCGATTCTTGCTCGGTTCATCGCTTGGAAGATTCCCAGCATGGTCTGCGACGAGCTCCGCAAGAACATCAACAAGCACTTCTTTGTGCTTGTCAGCATTGAGCGGTTGACACGGTATCTGCGACGAGCGCCGGACGTTCCCGCCTTTAGTGCCAGACCACAATCGGCGCTACTGTCGATGACGCTCAGCGATTGGTGACCGATCCGCCGTTGCATGGCACGCACAGTCGGGTCTGCTGAGGGCGGTTGTCTTTGTCGAATTGGCGCGTCCAAGCCAGAACGCCATCGCGCGTTGCGCGATGGCCGGGAATACCAACCGAAGGACCTTTCGAAGGAAAATTGCGTAGGCGCTGAAAGACGAGATTGAGTCCAAGGTATCGTTGTTGCGAACGCACCCGATGGCCTTCCGGCAGGGGCGAGTCGCGGGCACGCGCGAATGGGTCGTTCGCTCGAATTACGTGGTGGTGTATCGCGTGGACGCGCAGACCATCACCATTCTTCGGATCCTGCACGCCGCGCAGCAGCGGCCGTAACTCCATTCGCGACGTGCGGACTCGCTTGCGGGACGATCAGTCTTCGGCGGTCTCGTCGTGGATCGCGGCGTGCATCACGAAGCCGGTGAGGTAGGGCACGCCGTGCGGGATGCCGTAGTCGATCGCGGTGCGCCGCTTGATGGTCATGCGCATCCATGCCGCGACGGTGTTCGCAATCGCGTCGGGCAGCGCCTGACCGTGGGACTGATGGCCGCAGACTTCATCGGCGAAGTGCCGTCCGGCCTTGCTGTCGAGAAAGGCCCTCACCGCGTCGAGCGATTCGCCGGTGGCCTCGGCGATGGCGGTCATGGCCAGCGGCCACGCGACGCTGGCGTGGCCGCGCATCGTGCCCCAGAAGCCCCAGCTTTCGTTTTCGGTGGCGGGGATGGCGGTGTTCGTGTGCGTTTTCATGCTGTGATGTCTGTCGTGTGGTTTGTGTGCGGACATGAACGCGCTGTTCGCGATGGAAGCCAAGCGAAAGATCGCGTTCTTCGGCTTGTTTTTTCCGTTCTTTCGCGAGCCGCATCGCATGCCGATTTTCACTGCGCAATGCCGCGCCTCGGCACGGCATTGCGTTGGGCTGCGTTGCGCTGCGACATCAGGCCGTCGGCGCTGTGTCGGCGATGCGGTACACGCGCACGCCGCCTTCGGCCTTGTCGGAGGTGACGGTCAGGCCGAGCTTCTTCTTGAAGGCCCCGGCGAAGGTGCCGCGCACCGTGTGCGCCTGCCAGCCGGTCGCTTCGCAGATCTGCGGGATCGTGGCGCCTTCGGGCCGCTTGAGCATCGCGATCACCTGCGCCTGCTTGCTGTTCTCGCGGGTGCGCGGTGCAGGCGTTTCGCCGTCGCCCGATGCGGTGGTGTCCTGCGTCGGCTTCGCGGCCTTGCGCGCGGTCTTCCGTGCGGGCTTGGCGGCGTTCTCGCCGGCCGGCGTCGCCGCTTCGGCGGTGGCCTGCGCGGCGGGGCGCGCGCGACCAAGCGCCTCGTAGGCGGCGTCGGTGACGATCCAGTCGCCGTGGTGGCCGATGATCATCGCGCGCACAAACAAGGCCTCGATGACCTTCTTCTGCGCGCCGCCCTTGATGGTGTCGGGGAACCATTCGATCTTGCCCTGCGTGCGGTCGATGGCGTGGGTCAGCACGGCGGTCTGGGTGTCGTTCAGCGTGATCGGCTTGGCGGTCGTTGCGGTGTTCATGCGTTGCTCCTGAGTGAGTGGTGTTGGATGTGGTTGGCGCGATGGGATGAACGCGCTGTTCCGCACCGAAGCCAAGCGCGATCTCGCGCATCCGCGTCGCGTTAAGCCAACGGACGGGAAGCCGTCGCCTGGCGCGCTGTGCGCGCATGAAGTCAAGTCATCGGTCAAACATTCGGATGGGAATTTCGATCCGCGCGTATGCGCGCCATCGCGGCGTCACCGACACCGCGGTCCACAAGGCGATCCGTGCCGGGCGCGTTACACCGGAGGCCGATGGCACCATCGATGCGGCGAAGGCCGACGCGGAGTGGACGCGCAATTCCGCGCCCCCGCGCGCCGGGACGCAGGCACGCGCGCCGCGGGTGGTGGTCCCGGAGGTGGCAGAGAGGTTGCGCGACACGGGCCGCGACGCGGGCGCGTCGGCGCTGCCGGCTGTCGGTGCGTCGCTGCTGCAGGCGCGCACGGTCAACGAGGTGGTGAAGGCGCAGACCAACAAGGTGCGTCTCGCGCGCCTGAAAGGCGAACTGGTCGAGCGTTCGCAGGTGGTCGCGCACGTGTTCAAGCTGGCGCGCGATGAGCGCGATGCGTGGCTCAATTGGCCCGCACGCGTGTCGGCGCAGATGGCGGCGACGCTGGCGGTCGATCCGCACGCGATGCATCTGGCGCTGGAGGCGGCAGTTCGCACGCACCTTGCAGAACTGGGCGAGCTGCGCGTGAAGGTGGATTGACAGGATGTTCGATTACGAAGGCGCGCACGAGATCGAGCGCGCCTGGCGGGAAGGCCTGACCCCCGATCCGTGGCTGTCGGTGTCGGACTGGTCCGACCAGCACCGGATACTGTCCAGCAAGGCAGCGGCCGAGCCGGGGCGCTGGCGGACGGCGCGCACGCCCTACCTGCGCGAGATCATGGATTGCCTCTCGCCGGCCTCGCCGATCGAGCGCGTGGTCTTCATGAAGGGCGCGCAGGTCGGCGGCACCGAAGCGGGCAGTTGCTGGATCGGCTACGTGATCCACCACGCGCCCGGCCCGATGATGGCGGTCTGGCCGACGGTGGAGATGGCCAAGCGCAACTCCAAGCAGCGGATCGATCCGCTGATCGAGGAGTCGCCGGTGCTCGCCGCGTTGATCGCACCCGCGCGTTCGCGCGATGCGGGCAACACGATTCTGACGAAGGAGTTCCGCGGCGGCGTGCTGGTGATGACCGGCGCGAACAGCGCGGTCGGCCTGCGCTCGATGCCGGTGCGGTACCTGTTTCTCGATGAAGTGGATGGTTATCCGCTCGACGTCGAAGGGGAGGGCGATGCGATCTCGCTGGCGGAGGCGCGCACGCGCACGTTCACGCGGCGCAAGATCTTCATCGTCTCGACGCCGACGATCGCGGGCGCCAGCAGCATCGAGCGCGAGTACGAGGCGTCCGACCAACGTCGGTACTTCGTGCCGTGCCCGCACTGCGCGCATGCGCAGTGGTTCAAGTTCGAGCGGCTGCGCTGGGAGCGCGGCCAGCCTGAAACCGCTGCCTACATCTGTGAAGGTTGCGAGCAGCCGATCGCCGAGCACCACAAGACGTGGATGCTCGAACACGGCCAGTGGCGGGCGACGGTACCGGGCAATGGTCGGACCGCCGGGTTCCACTTGTCGTCGCTGTACAGCCCGGTGGGCTGGCGCAGCTGGCGCGAGATCGCCGCCGCCTGGGAGAGCGCGACCGACAAGACCACCGGCTCGGCCTCCGCGATCAAGACCTTCAAGAACACCGAACTCGGTGAGACCTGGGTGGAGGAGGGCGACGCGCCGGACTGGCAGCAGTTGCTGGAGCGGCGCGAGGACTATCGCATCGGCACGGTGCCGCGCGGCGGCCTGTTGCTGGTGGGTGGCGCCGACGTGCAGAAGGATCGCATCGAGGTCTCGGTGTGGGCCTTCGGTCGCGGCAAGGAAGCGTGGCTCATCGAACACCGCGTGCTGATGGGCGACACCGCGCGCGAGGGCGTGTGGACGCAACTGCGCGCATTGCTCGGCGAGACCTGGACGCACGACGGTGGCGCGCAACTGCCGCTGGCGCGCTTCGCCATCGACACCGGTTTCGCGACGCAGGAGGTCTACGCCTTCGTGCGCGCGTGCCGCGACAGTCGGGTGATGGCGGTGAAGGGCGCGGCGCGCGGCGCGGCACTGGTCGGTACGCCGACCGCGGTGGATGTCACCGTGGCTGGCAGGAAGCTGCGCCGGGGCATCAAGCTCTACACGGTCGTGGTCGGCATCGCCAAGCAGGCGCTGTACCAGCATCTGCGCCTGCACGCCGACGTGGCGGCCGATGGCCTGACGCCGGTGTATCCGGCCGGCTTCATTCACCTGCCGAAGATCGACGCCGAGTTCCTGCAGCAGTTGTGCGCGGAGCAGTTGATCACGCGGCGGGATCGCAACGGCTATGCGGTGCGCGAGTGGCAGAAGCTGCGCGAGCGCAACGAGGCGCTCGACTGCTACGTCTACGCGCGCGCCGCGGCGGCGGCGGCCGGACTGGACCGATTCGAGCACAGGCACTGGCGCGAACTGGAGCGATCGCTCGGGATCCAGGAGGCGCCCGATCCGCCACTGATGGCGATCACGACACCCCCAGACGAGGCCACCGGCGACGGTGGCCTTTCCACATCCGCGCGCCCGAGTCGTCGGCGCGTGGTCAAGAGCCGCTGGCTCCACCGTTGAGACGTGTCGCATGGCTTTCACCCCCGAACAACTCGCGGCGCTCGAACGCGCGCTCGCGACCGGCGAGCAGCGCGTCACCTTCGGCGATCGCACCGTCGAGTACCGCTCCATCGACGACCTGATCGCCGCCATCGGCGTCGTTCGACGCGGGCTCGAAGAGCAGGCGATCGCAACGGGCACTGCCAGGCGTCGCCCCCGTCGCGTCGTCGTGAACACCGACAAGGCGACGTAATCGGATGAGTTGGTGGTCTCGGCTGCGCGCCCGGCTGTTCGGCGCGTCGCCCACCTATGACGGCGTCGGCGGCGGACGCCGTGCGCGGTTCTGGCAGGTCGGCAATCCCGGTGCGGTCGCAGCGCTCGCCTTCGCGCAGGACGAGTTGCGCGCCAAGAGCCGCGACCTGGTGCGCCGCAATGCCTGGGCGGCGACCGGCGTCGAGGCGTTCGTCGCCAACGCCATCGGCACCGGCATCAAGCCGCAGTCGATGCTGCACGATCTCGCCCAGCGCGAGGCGGTGCAGGCGCTGTGGCGCGACTGGTGCGAGGAAGCGGATGCGGCCGGCCTGACCGACTTCTACGGCCTGCAGGCGCTGGCCTGCCGGGCGATGCTCGAAGGCGGCGAGTGCCTGGTGCGGTTGCGCTACCGGCGTCCCGAAGATCGTCTCGCGGTCGGTCTGCAACTGCAGTTGCTCGAACCGGAGCACCTGCCGACGACGCTGAATCGCGAACTGCCGAACGGCAACGTGATCCGCGCCGGCATCGAGTTCAACGCCATCGGTGTGCGCGTTGCTTACCACCTCCACAAGAGCCATCCCGGCGACGGGATGCTCGCGCCGATGTCCGCGCACGGTGGCCTCGACACCGTGCGCGTCCCGGCCGACGAGATCCTGCACCTGTTCCGGCCGCTGCGGCCGGGCCAGATCCGCGGCGAGCCGTGGCTGGCGCGGGCGCTGGTGAAGCTGCACGAACTCGACCAGTACGACGACGCGGAACTGGTGCGCAAGAAGACCGCAGCGATGTTCGCGGGCTTCATCACCCGCGGCGGGTTGGAGGACCCGTTGCTCGGAGAGGACGAGGCCGACGCGCAGGGCGTGGCGATGGCGAGCCTGGAGCCGGGGACGATGCAGTTCCTGGAACCGGGCGAGGACGTGAAGTTCTCGCAGCCGGCCGATGTGGGATCGAGCTACGCCGAGTTCATGCGCCAGCAGTTCCGCGCGGTCGCGGCGGCGATGGGGATCACTTACGAGATGCTGACCGGGGATCTGTCGCAACTGAACTACTCGTCGATCCGCGCCGGCCTGCTGGAGTTCCGACGCCGTTGCGAAGCGATCCAGCACGGCGTGATCGTCCACCAGCTGTGCCGCCCGTTGTGGCGCGCGTGGATGACGCAGGCCGTGCTCGAAGGCGCGCTGACGCTGCCCGGTTACGCACGCGGCGGCGTCGCGCGCCGTCGCCAGTACCTCGCGGTGAAGTGGATCGCGCAGGGCTGGCAGTGGGTCGATCCGAAGAAGGAGTTCGACGCGATGATCGCGGCGATCCGCGGCGGGTTGCTGTCGAGGTCAGAAGCGATTTCGAGTTTCGGCTACGACGCCGAGGACATCGACCACGAGATCGCCGCCGACAACGCCCGCGCCGATGCCTTGGGCCTGCGCTTCGACTCCGATCCCCGTCACGAGGGTCGTTCGACCCCGTCCAACACCGCTCCATCTTCCCAGGCGAATTGATGACCTCCCTCGTCCACCTGGCGTCCCGTCTATACGGGACGCCGCTGCTGATCGCGCGCGCCAAACTCGACACGATCCTCGCCGTGCTCGGTCCGCGCATCGGCCTGGCGCCGGTCGAGACGGCGTCCATCGGGCTCGTGCTGCCGACGGCCGCGCCGATGGCGTCGGACCCCGTGCCGACGATGCCCGGCATCGCCGTGATTCCGATCCACGGCACGCTGGTGCGCCGCGCGCTTGGGCTCGACGCGATGTCGGGGCTGACCTCCTACGCGCGCATCACGGCGGACCTCGATGCCGCGCTCGCCAGTCCGGACGTGGCCGGCATCCTGCTCGACATCGACTCGCCCGGCGGCGAGGCGGGTGGGGTGTTCGAGCTGGCCGACCATATCCGCGCGGCGACTGCGATCAAACCTATCTGGGCGCATGCCGGCGACAGCGCGTTCTCGGCCGCCTACGCCCTCGCATCCGCCGCGCAGCGCGTGACCCTCGCGCAGACCGGCGGCGTCGGCTCCATCGGCGTGATCGCGCTGCACATCGACCAGTCGGTGCGCAACGCGCAGAACGGTCTGAGCGTGACCGCGCTGTATGCCGGCGCGCACAAGAACGACGCCACCCCGCACGCACCACTGACGCCGCAGGCGACCGAGGCGCTGCAAACCGAGATCGATCGGCTCTACGCCCTGTTCGTCGATCACGTCGCCGCGATGCGCGGCCTCGACACCGCCGCCGTGCGTGCGACCGAGGCGGCGCTGTTCTTCGGTGAGGACGCGGTGACGGCGGGCCTGGCCGATGCGGTCGCGCCCTTCGATGCCGTCCTCGCCGACTTCGCCTCCGCCCTTCGCGAGCGCGGACGTTCGCCCGGCTCGCCCACACCGCCCGCATCGACGAAGCGGCTTGCACTTCCAACCCCTACGGAGACTTCGATGACTGTTCCCACCGAGGCTGCGCCCGCGCAGCCGACGCCTACTGCTGCGCCCGCATCGGCCGTCGTGCCCACGGTCGCGCCCGCCGCGCTGCCGGCGCCGACCGCGTCCGTCGCGCCGCCTTCCACCGATCCGCAAGGAGAGGCCGTCGCCATCGCCGAGCTGTGCCTGCTCGCCGGCTGCCCGGAGCGCACCGGCGAGTTCCTCGCCGCACGCATGAGCGCGGCGCAGGTGCGACAGGTGCTGCTGCAGGCCCGCGCCGATCAGGTCGAGATCGCCTCGCACCTCACGGTCACCTGCACCGCTGGCGCGACGAACGCGGCGAATGCCAGCGCCGCCAACCCCGTCCTGGATGCGGTGCGCAAGCGCCTCGCGTCCACGTTTCCGCAGGGAGCCTGAGCCATGCCCGTTCTCCATGAACCGATGACCCTCGGCGATCTGCTCAAGTACGAAGCGCCGAACCTGTACTCGCGCGACGAGGTGGTCGTCGCCTCGAACCAGACCCTCGCGCTCGGCGCCGTCGTCGGTCGCGTGACCGCCACCCGCGAGATCGTCGCCCTCGATCCGACCGCCAGCGATGGCCGCGAGACCGTCGCGGGCGTCCTGATCGAAGCGGTGACCACGTCCGCGACCGAACGTCGTCGCAGCGTGATCGTCGCGCGTCACGCGATCCTCTTCGGCGGCGTGCTGGTGTTTCCCGCTTCCCTCACCTCCGAACAGACCGCCGTCGCCCTCGCGCAGCTGGCGGCGCTCGGCGTCCTCGTCCGTCAGTTCCCGCAGAGCACGACCCATGCTGAATCCGTTCAATAACCCCGCGTTCTCGATGGCCGCGCTCACCGCCGCCATCAACCTGATCCCCAACCGCTATGGGCGCCTGCAGGAACTGGACCTGTTTCCGGAGAAGCCGGTGCGCCAGAACCAGATCCTGGTCGAGGAGCGGGCCGGTGTCCTGACCTTGCTGCCCACCAAGCCGCTCGGCGCACCGGGCACGCTGGCGGCGCGCAGCAAGCGCCGCATGCGCTCGTTCGTCGTGCCGCACATCCCGCACGACGATGTCGTGCTGCCCAACGAAGTGCAGGGGCTGCGCGCCTTCGGCTCGGAGACCGAACTCGAATCGATCGCGAGCGTGGTCGCCGAAAAGCTCGAGACCATGCGCAACAAGCACGCGATCACGCTCGAGCACCTGCGCATGGGCGCACTCAAGGGCCTGATCCTCGATTCGGACGGCAGCGTGCTCTACGACCTGTTCGAGGAGTTCCGGATCGCGCAGCAGTCGGTGGCGTTCCAGATCGACAACCCGAACAACGGCACCGACGTCAAACAGAAGTGCATCGAGACGCTCGCGCTGATCGAGGAAGGGCTGCTCGGCGAGTTCATGACCAGCGCGCGCGTGCTGTGCTCGCAGGAGTTCTTCGCCGCACTGACCTCGCACAAGGACGTGAAAACGGCCTATGCGCAGTGGCAGCAGGGCGCGGTGCTGATCAACGACGTGCGCAAGGGCTTCAGCTTCGGTGGTCTGGTGTTCGAGGAATACCGCGGCAAGGCCTCGGACCTCGACGGCAACGTGCGCCGCTTCATCGCCCCGGGCGAGGCGCACGCCTTCCCGATCGGCACCATCAACAGCTTCGCAACCTACAACGCCCCGGCGGACTTCAACGAGACCGTCAACACGCTCGGTCAGCCGGTCTACGCCAAGCAGGAGCCGCGCAAGTTCGAGCGCGGGACCGACATGCATACCCAATCGAACCCGCTGCCGCTGTGTCTGCGCCCCAGCGTGCTGGTCAAGCTCTCGATCAACTGAGGCACGACGATGACCGACACCGAAATGCCGGCAGCATCGCTGCCGGCACAGGAGCGCTTTGTCCGCGCGATCGACCGCGTGCTGATCCACGAGGGTGGGGATGCCGACGACCCGCGCGATGCCGGCGGGCGCACGCGCTGGGGCATCAGCCAGCGCACCTATCCGACCCTCGACATCCGCCGGCTCACGCGGGCGGAGGCGATCGCACTGTACCGGCGGGACTTCTGGACGCCGCTGAAGGGCGATGCGTTGCCGCCCGCGCTCGCGTTCCAGGCGCTCGACGCCGCCGTGAACCACGGCGTCGGTCGCACGGTGCGTTGGCTGCAGCGGCTGGCGGGCGTGCGGATCGATGGGCAACTCGGGCCGGTGACGCTGGCGGCCCTGCGCTCGGCCGACGAGGCCTCGCTGATCGAGCGGCTACTGGCGCTGCGGCTCGACCTGTATGCCGAACACGACCGCTTCGCCGCGTTCGGTCGCGGCTGGACGCGGCGGATCGCCGAGAACCTGCGCTACGCCGCGCGGGATCTGGCGTGAGCGCGCCGCTCGATCCGGCCTTCGAGGCCGCCCACGACGCGCTGTTCGCGGTGTTCGGCGAGCCGGCCATCGTGCGCCGGGGCCGCAGGCCACCGGTGGCCGTGCGTGTGGTGATCACCTACAACGTGGCCGAGTTGGGCGACTACAGCCAGGGCTTCACCCGCGTCACCACCGTGAAGTTCCGCAAGACCGAGTGGACGCCGCGTGCGGGGGATGTGTTGCACGTGCCCGGCGGCCGGTTCCGGATCGAGCGCATCGTCGTCGACGACGGCTTCGTGACCGAAACGGTGCTGCATGGGTGAGACGCCGATCCCGTGGGCGATTCTGGAGCTGGTGCAGACGCGATTGCGCACCGTGCGTCGAGCGAACGACTACCGCACCGACGCCGGCCGCGACGTGCGTCTGGAGCCGGGGGCATTCGACCCGAGCGATGCGCCGCGCCTGACGCTGTATCCGCTGACGAGCGTGTTTCCTGACGACGCGCGCAGTGCCGGCGAACGTGGGTTCACCTTCGTCGTCGAGGCGCTGGTGCCGGTGAAACTCGACAACGCGCAGCAGCGCATCGTCGAGACCATCGCCGACATCGAGGATGCGCTGGATGGCTACGCGCAGGCACCGCTGGCATTGCCGCTGCAGTTCCAGGAATCGGTGCTGCTCGACCGGCCGGATGGCCTAGCCGCGATGGCGGGGCAGGTGCTGTTCGGAACGCGCTACAGACGGGTAGGGCGCCTGTGATGCCGGTGGGCTCAGGGCTGTGCCGGCGGCCACATCCGCGCAACGTGAACCAGGGCCAGCACCCAGATGATCTGCGCGGTCTCGTCGACCTCATACACGAGCCGGTAGTTTTCGTGCGGTATCAGCTCGCGTGTGCCCGGCACGAGGCCGGCGCGGCCCATCATCGGAAATCGCGCCAGCGTCGCTGCGGCCTCGCCGAAGCGTTCATCCAGCGCCAGCGCCGCCATCGGCGCGTCTTCGCACACGGTCTCGAAGATGGCGAGGCGATCCTGACGGGCGGCGTCGCTCCAGCGGACCTTCACGCTCAAGCGCCGGCCTGGCGCCGCACGGCGTCGCGGCGCGCCGCGAACTCAGCCTCGACGGTCTCGTCCGAGGCATGCCGACCTTCGGCGATCTGCGCGCGGGCGCGTTCGACCTTGTCCTGCACGAAGGCCTCGTATGCCTGGCGTTGCTGCCGGCTGCGGACGTACTCGCGCATGAGTTCGCGCACGACCTGGGAGGCCGGTCGGTGCTCGGCTTCGGTCGCCGCCATGAAGGCATCGCGCAGTTCCGCTTCGAGCTTCAACGTGAACACGGTGGCTTTGGTCATGGCCAAGGCTCCAGAAAGGTACTAACGTCGTATGCACAATAGCATGACGGGACGGCCGTGAGTACCGGCCGCCCCCAGTCCGGCGGCGCGTTCGCGCTGCACGCCGATCTCGACGGCCTGCTGTCCGCCTCCCGCAATCTGAGCGTGCTGGCGTCGCGCCTGCCGACCCTGCACACGCGCGCGATCGGCACCTTGTCCCGCCGTCTGCCGGTCCAGGCCCGCCGCGATATCCAGGCCGAGTACCAGATCGGCGCAAGGCGCATCACGCAAGACCTGTCATCGCGCGTCACCGACGAGGGCGTGCGCCTGGTCGGCCGCTTCCGCGGCATCGGCCTGCGCAACTTCGCCGCCCGTCAGACGGTGCGCGGCGTCACCGCAGCAGTCCTCCGCGGCAAACGCAGCCTGCGCGAACACGCCTTCCTTGGCGTGGGCGTGAACCGCAACGCGCAGGTGTTCCGCCGCGAAGGCTCCAAGCGCCCGATGCAGCAGGGCCGCTACGCCGGCAAGCAGCGTCAGCCTGTGGTCGCTGAGTACGGCGCCACCGCCGCGCAAATGCTCGCCAAAGGCCGTCGCCCCGAACGCCTCGTCGACTACGCCCGCGGTGTGCTCGCCACCGAGTCCGAACGTCTCCTGCGGCTCGCCGCCGGGACGTCCGCCCCTGTTTCCCCCAACACGCCACGCACATGAAAACCATCCGCCTGTACCACCCGCACACCCACGAAGGCATCGCCTACGACCCGCCGCCGGAAGGCATCGAACTCAGCGTCAACGACGCCGATGCCGCCGTGCTCGAGGCGTGGGGCCTGACCACGCCGCCGCCCGCGCTCGCCGATGCATCGACCACAGCACCCGCCGCGGATGCGCCTGTCGCCGACGCGTCCCTCGCCGACATGGTGACCGACGCGGTCCCGTCGCGCCACGACCGCCGCGCCCGCGTCGCGGTCGATCTTTCCTCCACCGAACCGGCCGCCGACACGACGGCCAGGAGCGCGTAATGCAGGACTTTTCGTTCCAGGGAAAACTCTATCTGGGCACCCGCCTGCCCGGCGGCCGGCCCGGCGCGCTGCGCTGGGTCGGTGATGCCCCCAAGTGCGACCTGACCCTCAAGACGGAGACCGAGACGCGCAAGGAATCGTACTCGGGCAATCGCCTGACCTCGGCCGTGTTGCAGAAGGGCAAGGAGGCCGAACTCACCGTCGCGATCAATTGGGCCGACATCGACAACCTGCTGCTCGGCCTGTACGCGAGTAAGGCGACGATCGCCGCGGGCACGGTGACGGGCGAGGCGTTTCCGGCGGGGCTCGCCGCGAACGATGTGATCGCGCTCGATCACACCACGATCAGCCAGTTCGTGTTGACCGACGGCAACGCCGCGCCAGCGACGCTGGTGGCCAACACCCACTACCGGATCGAGAGCGTCCGCGCGGGCCTGATCAAGCTGCTGAACCTCGCGGCCTTCACCCAGCCGCTGCGCGCGGCCTACCGCTATGGCGCACGCACCAGCGTGGCGATGCTCACCACGTCGGCGCCCGAACGCTTCCTGTATCTGGACGGCACCAACTCGATCGACAACGCGCCGGTGCAGGTGCGCCTGTACCGCGTGCAGTTCAATCCGGTGAGCAACCTCGGCCTGATCCACGAGTCGTTCGGCCAGTTCGAGCTGAGCGCGTCGGTGCTGTTCGATGCCGAAGCGGCGGCCGACCCGTTGCTCGGCGGTTTCGGGCGGCTCGATCTGCCGGAGGTCGTCTGATGGCCACCAAACTTCCCGCCTCATCGCCGTCCGCGTCCGAGGCGGCGAGCGCCACCGATGAACTCGCCGTCCTGCACCCCGATCGCACGCTCGTCATCGGCGGTCGCACGATTGTCCTGCGCGAGTACGGTTTCTTCGAGGGCCTGGACGTCGCCGATCGCGCGGCCGGCTTCATCGCCGACCTCGTCGACGCCAGCGACGACGGCGCGCTGCGGTACGCGCACGTGCGCCGGCTGTTCGGTCGCCACCGCGCGGTGATCCCGGAGATCGCGGCGCAGGCGGGCGATGTCGAGGCCGCCTGGCTCGAAGCGCTGCCGCCGGACGACCTGGAACTGTACCTCGCGACCTGGTTCGCGGTGAACGCCGCTTTTTTCGTGCGCGAGGTGCTGGCAGAACTACGCGAGGAACACCTGCGCGAGGCACAGCTGCGCGCGGCGCAGGATCTCGCGGCCGGCGCCTCGGCTGGAGCGATCTCTTCGCCCAACTCGCCGCCGCCGGACACGGCACGCCCGATCAGCTCGGACGACGCACCGAGCGCCAGTTGATCGCCGCGTTCGAGGCGCTGGAGCGCGCCGATCGCCACCGTCGCGCGGACTTCATCGAGGACGTGGCCACCGCCGTATGGGGCGGGGAGGCTGCCGAGGCGCGCGTGAAGTCCCTGCGCGGCGGGCTGTGATCCAAGTGCTGTGAATCGATCCCGATGAATCAGGATTTCGTCCTCAATCTCAAGGTTCGCGGCGATTCCGCGCAGGCCGAGACCAGTCTCGGCCGGTTGCAGACTGCGCTCGTGCAGGTCGACCGTGCGCTGGGCCAGGTGCGCGCGGCCGGTCGGGAGGTGACCGTCGATGCGCAGGCCGCGCCCGCGCTCGCGGCGCAGCGCGCGATCACCGCCGAGGTCGAGCGACGCACGCGCCTGGAAGCCGATGCCGCGGCCCGCAACGCCGCCGCCTTGCGCCAGCAGGCGGTCGAGCAGGCGCGCATCGCCGAACGTCGCGCCGCGTCCACCGCGGTGTTCTCTGCAGCAACGCCGGAGCAGCTGCGCACGCCGGCCGACCGCACCGCGGCCCTCGGGCAGGCGCAGGCCCTGCAGCGCGACGCCGCGCTGCGGATGCTGGAGATCAACCGCCGCGCCGACGCGCTGGAAGCGCGGCTGGCAACGACGCGTACCGGGCTCGCCACCGCGACCGTCACCGCCGCGCGGGCGACCGATGTCGGTCGCCGCGCGGTGGACCAGTACGGAATCTCGGTCGGCCAGACCCGGCAGGCGATGCGCCAGCTGCCGGCGCAGATCACGGACATCTTCACCTCGCTGGCCGGCGGTCAGAAGCCGTGGCTGGTCGCGATCCAGCAGGGCGGCCAGCTGAAGGATTCCTTCGGCGGCATCGTCCCCGCCGCACGTGCTCTGCTGGGGGCGCTCTCGCCGATGGTGATCGGCCTGGGCCTGACCGCTGCCGCGATCGGCGCGGTCGCCGTCGCGGCGGTGTCCGGCTACCGCGAGACGCAGGCCTACGAACGTGCGCTGATCGCCAGCGGCAACGCCGCCGCGACCACGGCCGGGCAACTGCGGGTGGTGAAGGACAGCGTCGGCGGCGCGACCGGCGAGTACGGCAATGCCGAAGCCGCGCTGACCGCACTGGCCGCCGCAGGCTCTGTCGCGGGCGACACGCTCGAGGCGGCTGCGAGCGCCGCGGTCAATCTGTCGGAACTCACCGGCGCGTCGATCGAGGACACGACGCAGAAGGTGATTGCGCTGGCGCGCGCACCGTCCGCGCAACTGCTCGAACTCAATCAGCAGTACCGTTTCCTCTCCGTCGAGGTGTACCAGCATGTGCGCGCGCTCGAAGCGCAGGGTCGCGCGCAGGACGCCGCTCGTCTCGCGATCGAGACGTTCGCGCGGGTCCACGAGCAGCGCGTGCAGGACGCCTACGCGCGCGCCGGTTCGCTCGAGCGCGCGTGGATCGCGCTCGGCAAGGTCATCAGCGGGGTCTGGCAGACGATCCGCAACATCGGTCGCGATGATCTCGCGTTCCGGCTGTCGAAGACCACCGACGAGCTGAACCGGATCGGCAACGAGTGGCGAGAACTCGGCGGCCTGAACTCGCTCGATGCGGTGCTGGCCAGCGCCGATGTCGATGCCGACACGAAGCAGCGCATTCGCGCGCTACGGCAGGAGCAGGCGACCCTGCAGCGCGAGGCCAATGCCGAACAGGCGAAGGCCGACGCGCAGGCGGCGACGCAGGCCAGGCAGACCAACGCGATCAACGCCCTAGGTCGCGCGCAGGCGGCGCTCGGTCAGGACCGTGCGGTCGCCAAGGCGCAGCAACTGCGCGAGCTTGAACGCGATATCGCGGCGCTGCGTGCGGGCGGTGTGACGCAGGTCGAGGGCGTCTCGCTCGCGGCTTTCGAGAAGACCCGTCGCGCGCAGATCGACGCGCAGTTCCAGGCGCCGAAGGGACCGCGCGTCCCGAAGCCCAAGGCGACCGACGCCGATCGCGCCCGCGAGTCCGCCGAGCGCGAACTGGAGTCCTTGCGCCGCGAGATCGCTCTACTGGCCGAAGTCGAGGTGGGGCAGACGCGCGCGGGCGAGGCTGCGCGTGTGCGCTACGAGACGACACAGGGCGCGCTCAAATCCCTTGCGCCGGCCCTGAAGGCGCAACTCCTCCAGGAAGCTGAAGCCCTCGACAAGGCCCGCGCCGCCGCCGAGGCCGAACGCGAACGCAAGGCCGAACTCGAGAAGACCACGCGCGCCTACGAGACGCTGCGCGCCAGTCTGCGCACGCCGGCCGAAGTCGCGCTGGAAGAGGCGCGGGCGCAGGTGACGCTGCTGAACGATGCGCTGCAAGAGGGGATCGCGACCAAGGCCGCGTTCGACGCGGCGATGGCGCGCGTGGCGCAGACGAGTTTCCGTAAGCCCGATGCGGCGCTCGACCGCGTCCCCGGCGCGACACCGGATCTCGGGCAGACCGGCAGCGATCTCGCGCAGATCGAACAGTCGCGTACGCGGCTCGAAGCCTGGCACGCCGAACAGCTTGCGCTGCTCGCGCAGTTCCGTTCGCAGCGCGCCGATCTGAACGCGCAGTGGGATGCGCAGGAAGAGACGATCGAGCGCCAGCACCAGGCGGCGCTCGCGCAACTGCAATCGGCGCAGACGCAGGTGCTGCTCGCCGGTGCCTCCGCGACCTTCGGCCAGCTCGCCGACATCGCCAAATCCTTCGGCGGCGAGCAGAGCGCGACCTACCGCGCCCTGTTCGCGCTGTCGAAGGCGTTCGCCATCGCGCAGGCGGCGCTCGCGCTCGCCAACAATGTGGCCGAAGCGAGCAAGGTCGGTTTTCCGCAGAACATCCCCTTCATCGCGGGCGCCATCGCCCAGGGCGCGACCATCGCCGGACTGATCGCGCAGGCCACCTTCAACGGCGGGGGCGGCTATGCGGGCGGCGGCCATGTGCGCGGGCCGGGTACGGCAACCAGCGACAGCATCCCGGCGTGGCTGTCGGACTTCGAGTTCGTCACCCGCGCCGCCGTCGTGCGCCAGCCCGGGGCGTTGCCTTTCCTCGAAGACTTCAACCGTCGCGGCATGCCTGCGCTGGAGGCCTGGCACGCGCGCCGCTTCGCGGGCGCCACGCCGCCGGCCGTATGGCTGCCGCGTCCGCCGCGCATGCACTTCGCCGAAGGCGGCCTCGCGCGGGCAGCCTCGGGTCTGAACCCGCAACTCAATCTGCGCCTGATCAATGCGATCAACACCGATGCGCTCGCCGAGTCGATGGCGCAGAGCCGGGGGCTGGAGCAGACCATTCTCAACGTGATCGACCGCAACGGCAGTTTCCTGCGCCAGCGGATCGGAGGCGCCTGATGGCCTACGCCATCGACACCGTGGTCAAGGGCGCAGGCCCGGACGCCCATCTGCAATTGCTCGATGTCCTGCGCGCGCTGGCAGAAAACGCCGGCTGGACGACGTTGCGCTTCGACACGTCGATCCCTGAGCGCGAACTGATCCTGCGCTCGACCGGCACTACGGGCGAGGAGGGGATCACGGTCGGTTTCAAGGCCTATCAGAACGTCGCCGCCGATTACTACAACCTGCTCGCCGCGACGATGGTGGGCTATGTGCCGGCTGCACCGTTCGAGGCGCAACCCGGCATCAAGACCAGCGGCGTGCCTGGTCACAACCAGGCGGTGACGTACTTCCTGACCGCCAATCCGCGCCGGATCGTCGGCGCCCTCAAGGTGGGCTCGCCGATCTACGCACACGTCTACGTCGGCAAGGCGCTTGCGTACGCGCGGCCGAAGGAATTTCCCTCGCCGCTGGTCGTCGCCGGGCACTTCGACGGCCGCGACGCACGCCGCTACAGCGACCTGCACTGGTTCCCCTACAAGGGCCGCAAGGGGAGCAGCGACAGCGGCTACACCGACGGGTTCCTGTTCCTGCGCGATGCCGGCGGCACCTGGAAGAAGGTGCAGATCTCGCCCTTCGGCAACGGCCAGGCGAGCGAGACCACCTATGCCGGGCTGGCCGGCGAGTACGTCGGTCGCAATGGCAGCGGCTACCGCTGTCTGGTGCCGGCCGGCACCTTGCACCAGCCGCAGCCGCTGGAACTGTACGAGATGAGCTTCGGCACCTACGACAACGACGTGCGCGGCTACAGCAGCAGCGGCAATCTCTACGGCGTCCTCGACGGCGTGAGCTTCGTCTCCGGCTTCAACAATGCCTCGGAGAACGTGCTGCAGCTCGAAGGCAGCGCGGTCGTCGATCAAACCGGGATGAGCGTGCGCCAGGCGGTCGATGCGATCCGGGCCGTGAATGGTCGTGCGTTCGTGGTGCTGCAGGACGGCGCGCGCACGACCTGGCGCGACTACGTCGCGGTGGAGATGAACTGATGGCGACGTTCACCGGACCGATCGCCAGCTTCGCGGCGCTGAAGGTCGCTATCGAGACCACGCTCACGGCACGCGGCTGGACGCTGGCGAACGGCATCCTCAGCAAGGGCGTCGCCTTCGTGCAACTGACCGCGACGGCGACGGAACTGCGCCTGCAGGCCGGAACCGGGCAGGCGGGTGGGGCGCTGACCGGCGCCTGCCCGCAGTCGGTGAAGCTGTTGTCCTTCGCCAATGCGCCGATCCAGTGGCCGGCGGTGTACGTGCTCCATGCGTTCGATGCGCCCGACGAGATCTATGTCGTGCTGCGCTACAACGTCGACCGCCACCAGCACCTCAACTGGGGCGTGTCGGCGATGCCGCAGATCGGCGGCACCGGCCTGTGGTGCTCGGGGACCTTCCGTGGCGATGTCGATGGCACGCGCGCGGGCGTGAAGGCGTACATCGACACCAACGCCGGCACCCAGCTCGGCGCCGCGCCCTACGACGGCCACGGGCTCGGGTTCTTCTTCGCGAGCATGGCGGGTACGTATCACTCGTCGTTCATTCACTGCGGGCTCGAGGGTGCGCCGGCCTGGCGCACGTCCTATGGCGGCGCGACCGGCGATCTGCTCGGCGTCTCGCACAAGGCGGGCCTGCTGCACGCGCTGCCTTCGCAGTTCAATCAGGCCACCGTGCTGCTGCCGATCGACGTGCTGCTCGCGCGACAGGCGCAGGGCCAGACGATCGTCGCCACGTTCGCGCACGCGCGCTACTGCCGGCTCGACCACCTCGATCTGAGTCAACCGCTGGTCTACGGCCCCGAACGCTGGACGCCGTATCCGCTGCATGCGGTCCACCCGGTGCAGCGCAACGGCGCCGGTTGGCCGATCGGTGCGCAGCACAGCGGCACCTTCGGCGTCGCGCTGCGGGATGCGCCCTGATGGCCGGACTGATCGGCCTTGCGCCGACGCCGCGGGCGTTCGGTGCGGCCAACCCGTTGCTCTCGATCGAACTGAATGCGCTCGGCGAGGGGGCGTTCGCCCCCGGCACTTACGCCCGCGAGCGGCTGACCGCAGGGGCGGGGGCGTTTCGGGCGCCGGAGGCGCTGCGCTGGCCCGCGACCGGGCGCCTCGCGCACCGGTTCGCGGAGGATCTGTTCGACCGCGTCCACGTCCTGCCGACCGCGCTGTCGCTGGGCAACGTCGTCTCCGAACTGACCCGCGAGATCGCGGTGTGGAACGCCTGGCGCAGGCTGCCGCAGACGCTGGTCGCGCTGCGACTGGACGGCGATGCCGGCAGCACGCTCACCGCGCCGGGGGCGCTGCCGCTGGCGCTGCATCCGCTGCAGGAGCGGGTGCTGACCCTCACCGTCGGCCTCGACGGCCCGCCGGTGATCGACGCGGTGGCGGCGCTGTCCTTCGCGGACGGCGCGAACTGGTCGATCCGCATCGACGGCCTGCGCCTGCAGGCGTGGACGCTGCCGCCGGACTGGTCCGAGCCGCTGACCGAAACGCTCGCCTGGCTCACCGACGTCCAGATCGCCGTCGCCGGCACCGTCACCCGCACGCCGCTGCGCGAGGCGCCGCACCGGTCGTGGGAGTTCGCCATCCTCGCCGACCGGCGCGAGCGGCGCTGGGTCGAGCACGCGCTGTTCGACTGGACGGCGCGGGTGTGGGCGCTGCCGGTGTTCGTCGATACGCGGCGGCTCGGTGCGCCACTGGCGGCGGGCGCGGTCGAGATCCCGGTCGACGCCAGGGGGTTGGATTTTGCGGTCGGCAGCCTCGCCATGCTCTGGCGCGACGTGGCGAGCTACGAACTGGTCGAAGTCGCGCAGATCGCGAACGGTCGTGTGTCCTTGCGTGCGCCGACGCGCCGCGCGTGGCCGGTCGGCACGCGCCTGATGCCCTGCCGCACCGCGCGCCTGACCGATGCGCCGGAGTTGCGGCGCCACACCGACCGGCTGATGTCCGCGCAGCTGCGCTTCGAGGCGGCCGAGCCGTGCGACTGGCCGGCGGCGTTGCCGGCGACGCGCTACCGCGGGTTCCCCGTGCTCGAACACCGCCCGGACGAAACCCGGGACCCGAGCGCGATCCTGGCCCGTCGCTTCGATCTGCTCGATGGCGACGTCGGCCGCACGCAGGTCGACGATGCGTCGGGCCTGGCGTGGACCACGCAGTCGCACGCCTGGCGGTTGTTCGGCCGCGCCGAACGCGCCGCACACCGCAGCCTGCTCTATGGCCTGCAGGGGCGGGCGGAGGCGCTGTGGCTGCCGACCTGGACCGACGATCTCGAGGTGATCGAGACGATCGGCGAGACCGCACTCACGTTCACCGTCGCCGCCTGCGGCGTCAGTCGCAGCCTGCGCCAGCAGGCCGGCCGTCGTCACCTCCGCATCGAACTCGTCGACGGCACGGTCTTCTACCGCGCCGTCGAAGCATCCACCGAACTCGAATCGCCCCACCCTGAAACACGCGAACGTGTGGAACGTGTGCGGATCGACGTCGCGCTGGGTCTCGTTGTCAGACCCGAACGGGTCCGGCTGGTGAGCTGGATGGCGTTGGTCACGCTGGCGGGCGACACGGTCGAACTGCGCCACCACGCCGACAGCGACGGTCTGCTCGACTGCGCCGTGTCCTTCGCAGGGGTTCCGGCGGAGGAGCCGTAAGCATGGCCTTGCTCTCGCGCGAGATCGAGCTCTACGACTTCTCGATCGGCCTGCACCACTGGCGCTACACCGATGCCAAACGCGAAGCGATCGTCGAAGGCCAGCGTTACGCCCCGGTCACGCTCACGCGCGAGAAGATCGTGCAGTCGGCGGAAGAATCGAAGAACGCGCTGCAGATCACCGCGCCGCTGGATCTGCCGCTGCTGAACCTGTTCCGCCCGGTGCCACCGGGGCTGCGCCTGCGCCTGGACCTCAAGCGCGTCAGAGTGCGCGACGGTCAGGTGCGCCTGGGCTGGACTGGGCACGTCGCCAACCTCGACGAAACCCACAGCGTCGCCAAGCTGCGCTGCGAGTCGCTCGCCGCCGCCGTCGAGACCCTCGGCCTGCGCCGCAGCTGGCAGTCGAACTGTCCGCTGGTGCTCTACAGCCAGGGGCTCGGATTGTGCAATGCCGATCCGGACGCGCACGCGGTGCTGGCGGTGCTCAGCGACGCGACCGGCTACACCGTGTCGTCGGCCGCCTTCGATGCGTTCGACGACGGTCACTTCGACGGCGGCGTGCTGCAGTGGACGGCGACGCTCGGCGTCGAACGCCGCTTCGTGGTCAGTCACGTGGGCACCACCCTGCGCCTGCTCACCCCAGCCGCGCTCGCGCCCGACGCGCGCGTCGTCGCGTTCCCCGGCTGCGACCGCACGCTGGGGCCGAACGGCTGCCCGAAATTCCGCAACGAACTGAACTACGGCGGCCAGCCGACCTTGAAGGGCATGCGCAATCCCTTCGGCAGCGACCCGGTCTTCTGAATTCCCCTTCCCGAGCACCGCCCGACGCCATCGCGCCGGGCGACGGCTGCGCGCGTCCCGCCCCCAGGAACCCGTCCACGATGTGGGTCTACGTCTTCGTGCTGATTCTCGCCATCGCGCTCAGCGTCGCGATGCGCCCCAAACCGCAATCGACCAAGCCGCCTTCGCTCGCCGACTTCTCGGTGCCGACCGCCGAAGAGGGCCGCGAGGTCATGGTGATCTTCGGCGAGGTGTGGGTGGACGATCCCAACGTGCTCGCCTACGGCGATCTGCGCACCACGCCGATCAAGGCCAGCGGCGGGAAGTGATGGACGTTCTGCGCATTCACCTTCGGCATGTGCGCGCGATCGATCCGGCGGGCGGGCCGCTGTGTACGCCGGGCATTCGCGCGTGGTGCCGCCAGCACGACATCGATCTGCGCGCGTTGCGTGAGGACGGCATCGCCGTCGACGACCTCCCCCATCTGCACGACGATCCCTTCGTCGTCCGCGTGATCGAGATCGCGCGCGCCGACCAGGCAGGTGGCGATGCCGGAGTGCCCGATGCGACGTGAGTCGATGTATCGCGGCTGGATCGTGGTCGCCTGCGTGGCCTCGATCGTCTCCGGCGCGGCGCTGTGGATGGCGGGCGAACGCCCGTTCGGCGCCTTCGGCATCGCGGCGGGCCTGTTCCACGCGGTGTGGGGCCTGGATCTGCGCGCGCTCGTGCGTGGGCGCTGGCGACGACGTCCGATCGTGATCCCCACGCTGCGCCCGATTGTGGTCTCGCCGCCGCGGCATACCCGGCTGCAGCGCCTGCGCGCCTGGGGCCGTCGCCGTGGGTAAGTCGAGCAAGCCGACCATCGGCTACCGGCACTTCATGTACCTGTACATGGGCGAGTCGATCGGCCCGAACGACTACCTCGCAGGCGTGAAGGTCGGCGGGCAGACGGTGTTCGAGGGCGAACGCGCCGGCAGCGGCACGCTGGCGATCAACCTGCCGCAACTGTTCGGAGGCGACAAGAAGGAAGGCGGGCTCGTCGGCACGCTGCAGATCCGTATGGGCGAGCCGGACCAACTGCCGGTGCCTTACCTGCAGCAGCAGGTGCCCGGTCCGTGGCCCGCCGCGCGCGGCCTCTGCACCACGCTCTACCGCGGGATGGTGGGGGCGATGAACCCCTACCTGAAGCTGTGGGCCAAGCGTTGGGGACGCTTCGTGCAGGGCTGGTCGACGCCGGTGTGGCAGCCGCAGCTCGCGCGCATCGGTCGCGGCATGAACGCGGCGCACATCCACTACCAGTGCCTGACCGACACGGTCTGGGGCTGCGGTCTGGATCCCGCCCTGATCGATGGCGAGAGCTTCCTGCGCGCGGCCGAGCAGTTGCACGACGAGGCCTTCGGGTTGTGCCTCGGTTGGCGACGCGGGGACTCGATCGGGAATTTCCTGCAGACGGTGAACACCCACGTCGGCGGGCTGTGGGCGTTCGATCCGATGCGCGGCCAGTTCGTGTACCGGTTGTTCCGACCGGACTACGACGTCGCCACGTTGCCGCTGCTCGACGAAACCAGCGTGCTGGCGCTGGAGAGCTGGCAGACGCCGCTGCTGGATGGTTCGGTGAACGAGGTGACGGTGCTCGGCCGCGACTGCGTAACCAACCTCGAGATCGCCGCGACGTTCCAGAACATGGCGAACGTCCAGGCACAGGGCCGCGTCGTCGCCGATCGCCGTGCGTTGCCTGGGCTTTGGAATCGCACGCTGTGCGAGCGCGTCGCCGCGCGCGAGACCGCCGCGGCGAGCAGCCTGCTGCAGCGGATCAAGCTCACCGTCGACCGCCGCTGGTGGGGTGTGAAGCGCGGTGACGTGCTCGCGTTGTCGTGGCGGCGCAAGGGCGTGCAGCGCATGCCCGTGCGGGTGCTGGAGGTGGACGAGGGCACGCGCACGGACGGTGCGCTCGCGCTGGTGCTAGTGCAGGACATCGACGGCATGGCCGCGACCGCCTACCTGCGGCCGGTGATCGGGCCGTGGACGCCGCCGGACACGCGTCCGGTTGCGGTGCCGGCACAGCGCCTCGTCGAGGCGACATATCGCGATCTCGCCGGCCGCCTGCGCCCCGCGGATCTGGCGCAGGTCGAGGACGATGCCGGGTTCGTCGTCGCGCTCGGCGCGCGGCCGAACGGGCCGGCCTACGGCTACATGCTCACCACGCGCACAGGTGCGGGCGACTTCGTCGAGGTCGCGGGCGGGGACTTCTCCGCCACCGCAACCCTCGCGGGTGCTCTGGGATCGACCGACACGGTGGCGATGCTCGCGGATATGCGCGACCTGGATCAAGTCGCCGTCGGCAGCGAGGCGCTGATCGACGAGGAACTGGTGCGCATCGATGCCATCGATCCTGTCGCAGGGACGCTCACGCTCGCCCGCGGATGTGTCGACACCGTGCCGGTGCCGCATGCGGCGGGCGCGCGGGTGTGGTGTACGGACATCTACGTCGGCGCCGATCCGACCGAATACCTCGCCGGGGATACCGTCCAGGCGAAACTGCTGACGCGCACGCAACAGGGCACGCTCGATCCCGCACTCGCGCCCGTTGCGCAGGTGCGCCTCGACGCGCGCCACGCCCGGCCCTATCCGCCGGGGCGGTTGCGGATCAACGGCGCCGCGTGGCCGCCGACGGCCTTCGCGCGACTCGACTTCGCCTGGGCGCACCGCGATCGCATGCTGCAGGGCGATCGCCTGATCGAACACGAGGCCGGCAGCATCGGCCCCGAACCGGGCACGACGACGACCGTGCGCGTGCTGCACGCGCTCAGCGGGGCGGTGCTGCACGAAACGACGGGTATCGCCGGAACGAGCCATACGGTCGAGGTGCTGCTGGCCAGCGACGCCACCATCCGCGTCGAAATCCGCAGCCAGCGTGGCGCGCTCGCCAGTCGCCAGACGCACGTGCGCACGCTCCAGTGCGAGTGTGGCGAGAAGTTGGCGAATGCCGACTTCGATACCCAGGCCGCGTGGACACCCGGTGCCGGCTGGTCGATCGCCGGCAGTGCGGCGATCAAGGTCGCCGGTACCGCGACCGACATGGCACAGACCTTCGCGTTCGTCGATGGCGCGCTGTACCGCGTCGAATGGGTGTTGTCCCAGGTGACCGCCGGCAGCGCGCGCGTCGTGCTGGACGGCGCTACGCCCGTGCAGGGCGAGGCGCGCGCCGGCAGCGGCACCTCCATCGACGTGTTCACGGCCAGCGCGCACACCGCGCTGCGCGTTGCCGCAGACGCTGCCTTCGCCGGTCGCGTCGAACGCGTCAGTCTGCGCCGATTGGCGTAGTTCGCGGACGAAGTCAACGCCTGCATCGAAGCCTGTACGACAGGTGTCCGGATGTCGCGGCGCGACATGCATCGGCGCTTGGCTTCCATCCCGCACAGCGCGTTCATGCGACCACACATCCCGGAGACGCCCATGAACGACAACAGACCCGACGCCAAAGACGAAGGCGAGCGCCACCTGCGCGCGCTGATCGACGCGCTCGAAGCCACGCGCCTGGATATCGGACTGCAACTGCAGCGCCTCGAGCAGGCGACATCGCTGGCGGAACGCGGCGATGTGCTGCGCGATGCCATCGTCGCGGTCGAAGACCGCCTCAGCCCGCAAGAGCGCCTCGCCCAATTGGCGCGGCTGGGCGACGCCTACGACCTCATCACAGGAACGAGCCGCCGCTGAGGTCGGCAAGTGCCCCGCGCGTACGGCGCGGGGCAGCGATGCGCTCACCTGTACGTCGACGATCTGCGTGCGTGTGGCGCTTGGCTTCCCTCCAGAACAGCGCGTTCATGACGACGTCGAATCGCCGACGCCCACACCGAGAACACACATGCCCACGATGACGCTCGCCAGTCCGTACACCATGACCCTCCACATCCCCCGCACACCGCGCATCGTTCAATTCCGGGGCAATCGCTGCGCGTCGAACAACTCGGCGTGCGCCTTCCCTTCGCGTGCAAGCCCGACAACCTGCGCGAGATGTGCGCCACCGGCGAGCACCGCATCTACATCACCGAAACGGTCGAATTGACCATCGCGCAGTTCGATGACTTTACGAGGGACCTGACCCGGCCGCAGCCGTGGCTCGCCGGCAAGGGCGGCAACGTCGCCGATGGCTGCCTGTGCGTCGAAGTCCACGCGCCCAGCCGTCCCTACCTCTACGTCGATCCCTCGGGCGGCGACTACGCCCGTTACGTGGCGCGTCTGGGGTAACCGAACAGCCTCGAAAAGAAGCCCGGCTGGGCTTGGCTTCTTCCCCGAACAGCGCGTACATGCAACCCCCGACACGGAATTCGACCCCATGACATACGCACCCTCTCGCAAGATCCGCAAGCGCGTCAAGGAGTTCTATCTCGCCTCCCTGCTCGTGCACGTCCCCGGCCGACGTGGCCGCCACGCTTGGCGGCGCGAAGTGCTGCGCGCACGCACACCCCGCGCACTCCTGCGCCAGATCGACGGTCGCAAACACTTCGCCTACGCCAGCAACGGGATCGATGTGGTGCGGATCGAGCTGATCGAGGCCGGCGACCTGCTCTTGGCACCGATTGCGGACGGCGCAAAAGTCGAGCCGCTCGACGATCTGCTCGCGCGTATCGCCGCGAGTCCGACCGGCCTTGTGTGGTGAAGGAGAAAGCCGACATGACAATTTCCACTTTCAGCAACGCGCAAGACCCGTACCTGCGGATCGCAAGGCAGCGTTTCGGCATCGACGTCGAAGCCGCCGCGACCTCCGGCGACCCCGCCGAAATCAAGCGCGTCCAGACCCTGCTCGATGCGCTCGCCGAAGCCTACGAGATTGGCTTCGAAGACGGCGAACACTACGTCACCAGCAATGATGTGCCGCTGGACGAATGCGTCACCACTCTCGACACCGCGTTTCTGCTCGCGATCCATCGCGGCGACGCCGACCTGCGTGCCCAAGTCATTGCCGAGATCTCAAGCCGGGCCGGCATCGGCTCCGATCCCATTGTCGCCTTCGCACCACCACTTTCCGAACAGCACGGATGAACGCTGCTGTTGGAATACGGAAGCTGTCTGTCGCCTGTCTCCGCCGGGGAAGCGGCGAGTTCGCGCTTGGCTTCACTCGCGAACAGCGCGTTCATGGACACACACCCACCCACATCAGCAGCTTGCATGAGTACCGGAATCAACCCGCGTGATCTCGAAACGCATCTCGCCCTGCGCAACGGCGCAGAGGCCCTGCAAAGCATGCGCGAAGCCATCGAACGTACTGCGCAGGAGATCGCGCGATATGAAATTCAATTTCAGGAGGCTGCAGACCTCGGCCAGAAGGCCAAGGTCCTGAACTGGGCGATCAACCACATTTGCACCAGCATCATGCCAAACGCACGAATCGACCTCGCTGCCGGCGCGCAAGCCCAATTGCACGCGCTTGGCCTGCGGGCGGATGCGACATGAGCGTGGTCCGCACCTCACCGGACAATGCGCGCGATCCCCTCGAGGCGATCCGCGCGCTCGATGCCCGGCTGCCGCTGGCGATGCAGCATGCCGATGACGACCTGCTGGCCGCAGTCCGCTGCGACCTCAATCGGCGATGGCATGGCGACGGAGCGGGCGAAGGCGACGGTGCTTGCTGACCCGCGCAATATCGCCCACCGCCCGCACGGTTGCGCGATGTGCGGTACCGGGGCGGTGTCGGCCGATAGCCGGTGGATTGGGCCTCGCGTGCCGGTGGCACGCGCAGGTGCCGGCGGGTGATGCCGTACCGAACCTGTCTGCCATTCCACTGACGCGTCTTGGACTTGGCTTCACATCCGAACAGCGCGTTCATGCCGTCACGCGGCGCACGGTGCGCCGCAAACCCACACCCAAGGGAATTCACTCATGAGCAAGCCACCGGAACGTTGTCGTCGCGTCATTGCCGAGATCGCCACAAAGCATCTCGGCCTGCCCACTCTCGAAGAGCGAGGCGTGGATCGGTTGGATTTTCATGAATTGTCGGTCGCCTCGATTCGTGCCGCACTCGAAGCGGCCTATGCCGCCGGTGCCACGTCGGCGGCTGCCAAGGCGGTGCGCGCATGAGCGGGCGCATCTCGCAGGGTGTCGACCACGATCTGGCCGAGGCGCTCCAGATCTTCGACACACGCTTCCTCGTGGCAATCCATCACGGCGATGTCGATATTGTGAAACTTGCACGCGAAGAGCTGATGAATCGAGGGCTCAACGGTGATGGTCGGTGGGTCGGATTTGCGAAGGCGGGCGAACTGCTGGGCGTCTAGCACTGCCCGCCGGCACCGCGCGCGCCGGCGACAACTCGGAGTTGGCATACGCCCCGGCACGGAACCCCGTGTCGGGGCTATGCTTGCTTGCGGCGCTCGGGGGCGGGGCGAAGTCGAATGTGGTTTGAGATGCCGAATTGTGGCTGGGGGTAATCCGCAGCGTGGCAGTGCTCCTCGTGGTGCATCCGTCCAGTCACCCTACGGATGAAGACATCGCGGGCATTCGACCAATCGAGAGAAAAGCAGCCAGTAGACTTGGCTTTTATCGAAAAAAGCGCGTTTATATGTACATGCCGAATCAGGAGGAAGCATCAAGCGTCAGTGGCCGATAGCGCACAGGAGCCGGCAGGTGCGCCGCCATCAAAATCGAATGCCGGCACATACCGTACATGCGGACGGCCGAGGTGCGTCAACACCCCGGCCGCCCTGACCACCACCGTTCACGAGAGGAACGACAATGGCTGCAAATACTCTATCAGGCCCGATTCGGGTCGAACATCGTTCTTGGCGCCTAGCGGCCGTGGCCGCTTCCGGAGCGCGAACATGAGCGAAACCACGCGCGAGATCCCGTTCCGCATCATCCCTATCGACCAGCGCCCATTGCTGTTGGTCGCCTCTGGTGTAGAAGTCGCCATCGCACTTCGTGAAGCTGCCGACCTTGAAGATTCGGTTCGTCGCCTGCTATTGCTTGGAACAGAGACGGGCCTTGACGGAGGAATAGCATACCTTTGCGAGTTCGCTCTGGAGATCTCTGGCGCACTGCGAAAATCGACCGCTGATGAGTGACGGCGAACATATCTTGCTACAGCAGCAACGCGATTGATCAGATTGCTGCGCGGCCTCAAACTCCAAGTGCAACACGAGAGGCGCTAATAGAAGCATGATTCCGACGGGGCACTGCAAGTCCGTTTTACGTTCCGGCAGAATGCCCGTGAACTTTTCCAGCTTGCACGTCCCTGCGCGCTTCACGCAGGCTCAGCGGCGGACGGAGGCCGCCTCACTCCTCGTACTGGGCCTCGACGCCTGCGCTGTGGTGACGCACACGAAAGCGCCGAGTGCATACAGTCTCCAGCTAGCCGTGCATTGCAGGCGTGCATGCCACCCCGCTCGCTGAAGCACATAGTGAAACGGCTACGCGCACCGGAGATGTTCGAGGCGACGGTCCCGAAGGCTGCCGCCCTCGACTCAACTCTGGAGGGGACGAAGGTGTCGGTGGCGATTACCTAGATCGCGCATGAATCTGCCACCTTCCCCATTACTAGGCGCCAAGGAGCGCGAGGTCAAGCGGCTTGGCGTACTTCTGTCAATAAGTATTGCAGCAGCCAGCTATGCTCATACTCAGGTCTCTACTGCGCATCCGCGAGCTTCATCCCACTCGACCACCTGTCCATCGACAAGGAGGAAGGCAGCTCGCTTTCCAGGCGCGCCAGCCTCGAAGCGGTCAATTGCTTCGAGCGCCGTGGAATCGCATCGCAATACAGGGCGCGATGCTCCAGTACTACTGTCAATCACGGAATCACGTTGGCCGAGATCGTTGCCGTATACAAGAAGGTCCGTGGCACCGATCCAACCCAGCCCCGGGTTCTTTGCTGGAATTTGAGCGATCTCCCGCCCAGCGGCGGCAACCAATATGAGCTTTCCCTCAGTCTCAACCGCTGCAATAGATGCGTCACGTGCCCCCAAGATGCGAGCGAACGGTCCATGCGCCAGTTTGCGCCGCACAAATCCTTTTGCGACGCGGCACACCGAAAACAAAGTGGCCATTCCACCGTTCCGGATGGTGTACAGGCTGCACTGACTATTTGGATCTGGCTGTTCGGTAGGAACAACTGCGATCCAAGGCTTAGGTGGGTTGCGTAAGATTCCACTCTCAAACGGAATGCCAAGTTTGAGCGCGTGGGACTCGGTAGGCGGAGGATCCCATCCATTATCTCTGTACCAAACAATGTCGCGGTACGTAGCGTCGATCATTGCTGCCTCCGACTTGCTGAACGGCGGATGAAACAGCACCAGAGTCGGTCTCGGCACAGCTAGGTCAACCAGGTGGATGGCACCCTTCGCATCCACTAGCATCACGTGGCTCTTGGAGCGGACGTCAACCGCTTCAATCGTGCGGGGAAGCGCCGCAACCTCGCCCAACAACCGCTGGCTGGCTGCATCAAGCGCGATCTGTTCGCCAGCCACCTCGATGGCCGGCGCCTGACCCGGCTGCGTGGCCCGGCGCAGTAGCCCGGCGACCTCTGTTGGCTGAAAGGGGCCCGTGCGCGCCAAGGTCCCCAGTACTTCGATGGCACCTTCGCCAGCCGGATTGGTCTGTTGTGCCGATAAGCCGACTGGGATTGAGGTAAGCAGTCCGAGCGCGACCACTGATAATAAGAGCCTCCCTAAAGTTCGACATGTTCCTGCAGTCCGTGGCACGGTATAGTCGCTCAAGGAGGAAAGTTCTATGCGCACTTGGAAACGATTTTTAGTGAGGTTACGGCGCGCGACCCGAACCCACCCGCTGATAGCACCAATCATCACAGTCGTTCCCCCACTCCTGATCGCGGCACTTTCTTTTAGCTTATTTCAAATCGCCGGTCAAAGTAAGTATGTCGGCGACCTCGCTGATCAGGCGCTTGCCACGCGCATGAGCATCTTTGCCAACACTTATGAGTCGCGCGTGGGCGCACGTTCGATTGTCTTCCTCAACTATGACGAAGTGACCGCCGCCGCGCTGCGAGATCCAGTACTCATCCCTTCGGAAGTCACTGCTAAGACCCTGTCAACGCTGGCGGATTTCCGCCCATGGGCGGTGGTGGTCGACTTCGATCTTGGCTATCTGACCAATAAGCAACAAGATTCAACGATATCAGGGCCGGCGTCGCTTGAAGCGTGGCGTGGACTCGATGCCTTGCGGCGTGCCATCAGGACGCTGGCTGAGGCGGGCACGGTTGTTATTCTCGTACGCGAGACGCTTCCAGGGATTGACGATCCCGATAGCCTGCGGCTGCGTGCGTCGGCGCTTGACGATTTCGTCGCGAAAACACCACGCGTGCTCTGGGCTACCGCTACCTATGCGGCTGAGCCAAACCGGGTAGTGCGCCGAATCTGGCCGATCCAGAGCGCCAGCTTAGATGGCAGGCCAGTCGTCCTGCCGTCGGTCCCGCTGGTGCTCAAGCTGCTCACGATGGATGGAAGCGCCGAACGGCTCGACGGCTTGGTAGCAGCTGGTCTGGCTGGCCAGTCTACCTGCGGAGCGCGCGCGCGGGACAGCTTTATTTTCTGTACGCGGTCGGGAGCGTTCTCAGTTACAGAAAAGCCGGCGCTGCCGATCGACTACACCCTGAAATGGCCCATTCCGGCCGCGCTGGGACTGCCTCGGATCCCTGACGGCGCCGGCAGCAGGCCACAGACTGCATTGGCCTCGATTCACCCTTTTGTATTCGGAAATGGCCAGCATGATCCTGCGCTGTTCCGTGACTCCTTGGTGGTGGTGGGCGCAACAGCGGGGCGCCGTGACCAGCGCCCCACGCCAATCGAGACCATGCCCGGAGCATATGTCATCGCGAATGCAGCTCGCGACTGGATCGAGTTCGGGCCTCGGCGAGATTCCTTTTTCGAGGGGCTATGTCTTGTGCTGCTTGCCACGCTGACACTTTCGATTCTGCTGCAATTGCTGCGGCAGATCAGCGTAGCTTTAGATCGGTTGCCCAAGACTTCCATGGCCGCGCGGCTTTACGGTCGACTGTCACCGCTGCTGGCCCGTCTGCGCAAGTGGCTCGCGCCGTTGCTGACCGGGATTCTCTGGGCCGTATTCCTCGTCTACGGCAACCCGGCGGTCTCGGTGGGACTTGTAGTGACGGCCTATGTCGTGGTATCGGGAAGCGTCTTTTTCGAGACTTTCGCGTATAGACTGAGTCGTGCTTAACGACAGGGAGAAAGGTGTATGCGGGGTATAGTTTCGGTCCTGACTCTCGCGCTAATGTTGGTCTCTTCGGGATCGGCAATTGCACAGGCGAAGCAATGCCGCTCACTCAATCCTGGCGTGGTTATCGTCATGGAGGGCGGTTCGCAGGCATTCGAACTCATGCGCAAAGGTCAGCGCACAAAGGTTGGCTATTACACTGAATTGCAAGAGGGAGACCGCATCCGGATGGTCGCTGCAGGGCTGCTGCGCATTCAGCAGGCCAATGGGCAATTCGTTTCCATCCAAGAGATGGGTTCATGGTTCTGCATCGTCGCTGGACCCCGGCTAACTTGGTGGAACAATGCGACTCGCTCGATTGGCGAACTGCTTACTGTCGAGCAGGATGGCGTGGATGACCTGCTGACGCGCAACGACGAGTCCTTTCAAATCGCGCCACGGGATGTCGCGGCTGGGACTGCTCGGATCGGTACAGGGAAGCGTTATCTCGCCCTATCGTGGTTTGGTGGAGAAGCGCCGTTCAACGTCACAATATCGAAGCCGGGCCAGTCTGCATTAGTCGCGGAGACAAATATCAACGCACGGTTGTTGAGGCTGACGTCGGCAGTGCGTGATGTGGCACCAGGAACTTATACCGTCGAGGTCCGCGACGCGGATGGACGCACCGTTACCGGGAGTTTCACTGCCTCGGGCAGCGTCGACCTCCCGGACGGCAGCGACGAAGCGCTCGCGCGTGCCGGTGCGCTTCTTGCCGCCGAGCCAGCGCAATTGTACGAAGCGTTTTTGCTGCTTAGCCCGTATCGCCGTGATAGTAAGGCTGCGTCCGACCTCATGAACATCATATCCAAGGTCAAATGAGCCGTTCATCGCTCCGACGCTTGGGCCGGCAGGCGCTGGCCCTGCTGTTGCCCCTAACGGTCAGCCTCGTTCTGGCAGAGGACCGGGCGCGTTCTCGCGAGATCGACGATTCGGTGGTGTGGGCCGAGCGATTGGTTGAATCGCAAGAGAACAATGCTACCAAGGAACAAATTAGAGAAAGGCGGCTGGCGCTCGAAGCTGCGTATGAACGCGTGATCCGGCTGGGCCCCAGTTACCATACGTGGAACCCGACTCATTTCGGCCCCGTAAAGGTGCACCGGCTACTCGGCATGCTGGCGATCTATGAGGGCCAATTTGCTGAGGCTGAACGGCGGTTCGCGGAGGCAATCACACTCGCTGAACGATCGGAGCAGGAGCGCGAGGATCTTTCCGATCTCGCGCGCGCGCGCGCGACCGCGCTTGCGCTGGATGGCCGATTTCACGAATCCACCGTGCTCCTCGCCGAGACGCCGTGTGCGACGGGGGCATCATGTTCAATTTCATTGTATAGCAAGACTTGTCGCCAGGTGATGGCCAAGACGATCACGATTGACTGGTCTCTGGTGAAGCGTGGACCGCGGGGGCTGTGTCCAGCGACCGCATTTATTCAGTCGGCAGAGATTGCCGAAGCTTTATCGCGCTCGGATCTGGTGGAGCCATTTGCAAGGCTCGCAGTGTTCGCGGCCACCGATCTGCGCTTTGTCGCCGCAGGAGAAGCAGGGGCGGTACGCTTCGATGCCACGTTGCTCCTATTCAACTGGTTCAGGCTTCGAAATCGTGATGCTGAGGCTGCTGCGCTCATACGTGCTGCTCGCACCGACACGGAACTGGCAGCCGCGGGCGGGGAGTTCTTTCGCTCGCTCGAAGCTTGGACTCGCGACATTGAATCGTCGCCCGCCACCGCCGCAGCACTACCTTCGGCGAATCCATACTCTAGCGATACGCTCGACGAGGCAATTGCCAGTAACGAACGCGCGCTGGACGAGGTCACTCCCAATCTGATTACGGTTACGCCTTGGATCGGGGGCCCGCAAGCTAACACCGGCAGCATGAAGAACGCCAGCGAAATTCTCAGGGCGCTCGCCATGCAGTACCGTCTCAAGCGAGACTTCGTCCGCGCGCGTCAATATAGTGACCAGGCGCTCTACTACGTGCCTGGCTTTGTCGCACCCTCACTACCGTTGCGGCTGGATTTTGGCCCGAGAGGCCCTACTTGCCCCCCAGGGCGCATGCACTTGGCCGAGTGCAAGGCATGGAACGAGGATTCAATCGACAGCTATGCCAACGCTTTCGTCTCCGAGCTACTGCACGAACGTGCTTTGATCGAGGCGGATGCGGGGAACGTCTCGGAAGCACTGTTGATCGATGAGCGCGGTACACGCGTGCTTCAGAATTGGCTGGCCCGCAATTGGCCCACGCAACAGGACGTACTGCAGACGCTCAAACAGCGACGCTGGCTGGAGAGCGAACGGCTTGGCATCTTCGCTCGCATCGCTCAAGGAAGTGGGCCAGAGGCCGATGCTGCCAAGGCGCGTGCATTTGAAGCAGTACAGCTCCTTCAGTTCAACCGTGTAGAAGCTGGTTTGCGTTCAGCCATCGCGCGTGGTGCCAGCGGGACCGCTGAGCATCAGCTCATCCTACAGCAGCGGCAAGTTCTTCAAGAGGAGCGGTTCCGCGTCCGAAATGATCGCGCCGCGAGCGAGGCGGTGGCTGGCCGCATCGCCTTGCTCGAGCGCCAGCTGCCCTTCTCGGCAAGCGAATTCGAGCGCCGCACCACGTTCGCGGCGCTGGATCTCGATTCAGCAAGAGCTGCGCTGACGCCTGACGAAGCGCTGGTGGTGCTCACTCAACTTGATGATCGCATCGAGGCGATGGCGATCACTACAGCAGGGGTCACCTGGGTGACCGCGCCAGCAAGCGAGGCATGGGTGCAAGCCGAGGTCGAGAAGCTCCGGCGCCACCTGGACAATCCCCGAGGTGATCCGCAAGGGTTTGACAGGAACGCTGCTTATATGCTCTACCAGCGCATTCTGGCGCCCCTCACGGGCCAATTCGGCAATCGCCTCCTTTTCATTTCTGCAAACGGGCCGCTCGCAGAAGTTCCACTTCAGATCTTGGTGACCGAGAGGCCGCGCGGCTCCGATGTTGCGCCGCAGGCACTGCGCGACACCGCTTGGCTGATGCGCAATCATGCGCTAGTTTCGCTGCCTTCGGTCGCGTCGCTTCGCTCCTTGAAGGCGAACAAGCGAGTGAACCGTCGCGACGCGCTCATCGGGATCGGCGCCCCCCCCGGCGCCTCGCCGCTGCCGGAAGAGGAGGTGCGCACCGACGAGGACAGGCAACTAAAATTTGCGGCAGCGGAGTTGAAGAAGCTCGGCGAGAGTCGACGTGGTGGTCCAGTCGTCCTACTTACAGGTCCCAATGCCACCGAGGCCAGGTTGCGCGCGACGGACCTGCGCAGCACTGCGATCCTTGCCTTCGCTACGCATGCCAAGCCGGGCGGAGCCCCAGAATCACCCTACCCCGGGCTGGTGCTTGCGCGCGATCCGCGTAATCTGGCCGGTGCGACCAACGACGGCTTCCTCAGCGCGGACGAAGTCGCATTGTTGCCGATCGGCGCGGACATTGTGATCCTGTCCGCGTGCAGCACTACAAGTTCCGACGGCCGTGGCGGTGAAGTGCTGAGCGGCTTAGCGCTCTCGTTCCTTTTCGCCGGGGGGCAGACCGTGATTGCTACGCATTGGCCGGTGGTTGATGCTGCAGCCGCAGAACTCGTCACCGGTGCCATCGGAGGCGCCGCGAGCCCAAGCCCGCAGGAATTAGCCCGGAGGCTTCAGATTCAAATGCAGCAACTGATGATGAGCTCAAGCGATTCGCGCTTCGCCGATCCGCGCGTATGGGGCGCTTTCGTCGTGGTCGGTGGCTAGGGCCGCCTACTACTCAAAAGTGCGTAATTTTCGGAACAACTTGCGAAGGAAGCCACTGAAAAACAAGGTGCTTTCACCGCGGCTGTGTTCCCAAAGTTACTGACTTCTCAGTAATACTACCGCAGCGCTTCGATGTTCAATGCGATATGAATGAAACCGACAAACAAGATGTCGAGTTTGTCGTATCTGCTAAAGATGCGCGGGAAGCCATTCAGTCTTCTGAATAGCCACTCGATCTCGTAGCGTCAAAGATAGATTGCTTTTTTGAGGACACAGCTGTGGCTGGCTTTTGCTTTCTTGGGTCACTCCGCGTTGTATTCGCGACGCCATCGTTCGATTAGTGTTTGTGCTTATAGCTTGCTGGTAAACCAGTGCTCGTTCAGGTACTTGTCACGGAGTCAGCCATTGAACGATTGAATGTAGGTGTTCTGGCCCAGCTTTTCTGGTTCGATCTGGCGCTGTGTCATACGCTGGTGGCGTGCTCAGACCGTCGTGTGCTTTGCTCAAAATTCTTTGATGTTTTCGTAGTGTATTCAACGATCAGCTATTGCGCCTTGGACGATATAGACCTAAATGGGTTGGCATTAGGGATGTAAACATCAAGATGTTTTGACAACCAGTCTAACTGGTCCTGCAAATGAGGGGCGCTACGTATTTGCATTGAGAAGACATGCTCTCTGAAAGTGCGCGGGATAAGTCCAATGCCACCATAGCCATTAGGAATAGGGAAGTTCAAGCTGGGACCCTTGAAGAAAACCACGGAGTGCCTGTCCGAATCATCAACTGAGACTCGATGCATCGTGGCCTTAATGGTTCCCGCTGAAACTACTTCAAACATGTCCCCTGGGATGATGACTGAATGCAAGGGTTTCCATTCAACAGCTATCCATTCTCCTGTTGGCGTTTGCACTTCGAGCCCTGGTCCATCCGCAATTACTATCGTCAGCAGCTCATAGTCGGTATGCTCTTTGCTTACAAGATTTCGACCCAATGTTGAGTATTTCAAAAAGCGCGCTAATCCGTATGAAGACATTGCTGCAGGGAACTTGCAGTAATCGGAGTTATCAAATTGCATTTGCATATGCGCGACTACGCTTTCGCAAAGAAATGTCGCATACTCATTCAGTCGAGATGAAACATGGAGATATTGCTCTGTTGATATTTCGCAAGCCTGGAGCTTTGGGTTATCCAAAAATGGCATGTTGCCAAGTAGTTCTGTGCATGCAGTTGGAACCACATCGAACGAAGAATACCCTCGGGGCCGCTTAAGTGATTTTATCCAATGTGGCATTTCTATGCCGGAGCAACGCAATGATTCGATCTCGTGTTCTGAAGGCATGTACCCTGGAATACCAAGAACCGGAGACACCAAGCAACTAGACCTATCCATTGCAGACAACGAGTGAAAGCGCACACACATGTCCAATGCATAATCGCACAGATGCGGTTCAATTTTCTGAAGCGCATATCCTTTCTGAGCGATGCAGCTCATGATTCCTGGTGCATCCACGTCGCCACCCAGTGCCTATTCAATCAGCCCACACACTGTGTCAGGTTGACCATGAACTTTAGTTCCTTTTCGGTACTGCGCGCGGACCCCGACCAACCCTAGCGGGCCATAAAAACTTGAGAACTTGGCACTCATCCTCCCCTTGCCTAGCGCTCCGGATCGTCCGTCAAAGAAGTCGACATCTGCCTTCCTACCAATAGATGGCTGAATGACCCAAGGCCGGTTTCTCTTTACATCATGTAAGGCGCGCTCTATTAATTCCGCAGAATCACTTCCGTGCAGCGCGTAAACGGCACGGCTACCCCAGTTGAGAGATGTATCTGAGCCCGCGTACTTTAGATAGTACCGGCGATCCTTTGGAGACCTCCCCAGGAACTGCTTGACTGAGCACCATTTTCCATCTACATCACGAAAACCAGATTCATGCAGCGGGTATGTGTAGACGAGGGCGTTTCGAATAGAGTCTGAAAATCTATGCCTTGTTGCATCCATGAACGGAAGCGTAAGAATAACTTTCTGATCAAATATCATGATGGGTGGCAAGTCAAATCGGCATAGCCCTTTAGCAGCTCTATCGAGTCGAGTCCAGAATAAATTCTCTGCAACCAGCCCCTGAACTGAGTGACTCCTAATTAGTTGAGCATCCAGACTCCGCAATCCAGGGGAGTGTCCGACGTACTTAACTCGAGACTGAGTAAGCCGCATTAGCAATCGCATCGAGCTTGGGTTCGAAGAGTTGTCCAAGAGATGCAAGACGGTAGGCGTGCCATTTCCAGCGGCAGCGCATATGTTATTCGTGAGCATCTGGATATAAGCTTCGCATTTTGAATCGTCCGTAACCCCGATTAGCTCATAGACTCTCGCGAGTAGTGGTAAATCCCCCCAGCCTGAGCCAGGGCATTGGATTTCATAGATCTCTCCACTTACTGCCTCGTCTGTGCGATAAAACCTAGGCACATGCCATGCGCACTCCGGCAACAAATTGTAAAACTCTAGCCCGAACTGCTTAATCGAATCATTCAAGAGATAAGGGAGAATATCTTGAAATCTACCCTCTACCACCGCTTCGCGAAAGAGAGCCAAGGCATCGGTCAGAAACTCGTTGATTACTTGATTTCGTGATTTACGCAACGACATCTCATCGCTTCTTATATGCGCAATATCACGTAAGAGAAATTGATCGAAGACGTCTGGTAGCGCCTGGGCCTCCCCCAATATTTGTTCAACAACACCAGCTTGAATTCTCATGAGGATGCCTATGAATTCAGCACGCTTAAGCCAGGCGTATTTACGGCAGGAATTGAATCAGCTTCAACCTCAAAAGAAGCGGTCGCATATGAGCAGTAGTCTGCTGAAAGGTATCCGGCGGGCCTGTAGTTTCCGCTGTGCTTCACTCCCCCAAAAGGAGCGAAAGTGGTGGCGCCAGTAAGTTGCTGATTCCAGTTGATAATCCCGGCCTTTACACGCGATGAAAACGTGTGATATTTCTCGTATTCACGTGTGACAATTCCAGCGGCGAGCCCAAATTTTGTAGACGCAGCAGCGCGAATTCCGGCCTCAAATGTATCGTAGAACTCAAGCTGTAAAATTGGTCCAAATAACTCCTCGTCTATTTTGCTAGTGCACTGACTTACATCGATCAGGCCTGGACTCAACATTGTCCCGTAAGGCCCAGAAAGAGTCGGCCTCTGAAGATAAACAGCCCCTCCTTCCTCTAACTTTTGTGCAAATTCCAATGCTCGCCTTGCCGTGCCAGGTCGAATCATGGGGCCATAGAAAGGCTCAGGGTCTTCCTTGTAGTGACCGATTCGCACCTTAGGCAAAACACTCGCGATCTGAATAGCAAGATCGGCATGCTTATTGTTTATGAGAAGCCGCCGCGCTGCTGAGCAACGTTGTCCTGAACTAATGAAAGCCGAGTGTATTATTACGCTTAGGACGGATCGAAGGTCTTTCTCATCGAAGTCTTCGATAAGCAACGGGCTGTTTCCACCCATTTCTACTGCTACAATCTTCTCTGGGTTTGCGGCAGTACTTTCAAGAATGGACATTCCTGCGGAGTGACTGCCAACAAAGAAAACACCGTCAACGTCGCGACTCTGAATCAGCATGCTGCCGACATCGCTGCCGCCAGTCACGCAACTCATCACACCAGGTGGAAGCCCTGCCTCGCTCCAAAGCTGGGCAACGGCCATTCCACATAACGACGTCAATTCACTCGGTTTGAATACCACGGAGTTTCCGGCAATTAGCGCCGGCATGATGTGTCCATTTGCCATGCTGAGCGGGAAATTGTAGGGGCCTAGCACGACCACCAAGCCATGCGGCCGAAAACGCGTTCGCGATTGAAGTCCATTCACAGTTCGGCCACTTTCGGCACAACGTTTAGAATAGGCATCAACACTAGCTTCAAGCTTGGTGATCAGGCTGTTCACCTCTATCCTAGATTCCCATAAAGGTTTTCCAGCTTCTGTTGCAACTAACCTTGCAAGCTTTTCCTTATCTCGCTGTACCAATTTCGTAAAATTCGTGGCAACTTCGATCCGTTTATCCAGACTTCGGCTACTCCATGACTCAAATGCTGCTTTGGATTCACAAATAGCTGATCTGATAATGTCAGCTGTTGGCGCCGAACTTGACCACAGCATCTCGCCTGTGTAGGGATCGACCGATTGGATATCGGTACCTGGTCCATAATTGATTTTCTCGGCAGCTATGTACGCTGATGGCGATGAAGAATGCTCGCTCATGCTTTTCTCGTTGACCTGATCAGAATAAGAAATTGCGTTCTATTTTGCTTCGTTTGAGTGCGATCTATGTTCTTTCGGAGCTAGATTTGTTGATGGCCTGTCGATACCATCATCCTTTGATGATGTAACTCGCAATATGCCTGCTTGGTCGGATTTTTGCAGCTTGACGTTTGCTGCTTCGCTTCTTTCAGTTCCTGCGATTTGTTGCCATTTACCCAAGGGGTTGTATCCGGCAGCGGAGCCTGCAACTCCAAACGCACTTAGTACCACAAACACTAGGCTTGCAATTGTTAGCCGAACGCCAATAGTTATGCTCTTCCGCCCTTGATCCGTGTTGTGTGCCATTCCGTATGCTTGGCGCAGAGTGTCCGAAATTGCATTTTGAAGCGAATAGTCGTGGAACGCTTGCTCGTACTTTTGCCAACTTTTGAAGGTTAGGATTCCACTCAACGCGCGCAGGTTCGGCGTTGCGCCACCCCTGCCTGATGATCCTTGAGGTATAACTTGCACCAGCGAGTAGAACAGACTTAGTGCGGATAGCACTAGCGCCATGCTGATGAGTATTGTCGCGAGCACATCTTGAAGGCATTCTTTAAAGAGGAAGCCAATCGCAGCGAGGAGAAGGCTGTTTGTCGTAATCAGTGACAATGCCTTTGCGTCTGTCCAAGAGTAGAGTCGGTACTGCTTATCCAGCAAATCAAGAACGAATTCCTTGAACCAAATTTCGGAATTTGTGGCAGCATGCGTGCCTGAGGAATCAGCCGCGTCTATGTTTAAGGCGGGCGAAGTCTCCCCTTCAACGAGAGGATGCGTCGCTATCGAGATCTGTTCAGATTGATTGGAAACGGAGGAGTCAAGCTGCTGCGCTTGCGCAGTAGTCGCGACTCCGACTTGGAGCGGAGCATTTCCAATCGCTTGACTTATAGACTCGGCGGGGCTGACGTCGGGCACACCCTCGTCGGGACTTGAATTAATCTTTTCCGTCGAGCCTTCCATGCTCACCCCCCCCAGGGAGTTGGTAAGAAAATCCTTTACAAATAGCTGCGCACTCAACTTCCTTGAATATGATGACCGCCAGCCAGAATATCGAGCAGGTTGCTGCAGCCCCCACAACGGGGAAGCACCGCTTGTTAGTGCGCCCCGGATATGCTCCAGACCGAGTTTACATCAGCTTCAGCGTCTGTTGTCAACCAGGTGGTCGCACGGATCTATGACTTCTGCGTCGCCGGGCCTGATTGGCAATGTCGGGTTCAATCCAGCCGATGTCGGCGGTCGGCATTCGTCTCAACGATACCCACAAAAGGGCTATACCGGTCTGGCAAGCCTACGTTCTACTCTACGCTGCGATACAGCATCGTGATGGCACTGAGACACTTTCCGCTGGTTTGATATTCCAGCGAACTCCCGTGACGCCTTCCAACCTCCACGACCCGGCCCGCATGACGGCGTCACAGCGGCGCACAGAGGCCGCCGTGCTACTCGCCTTGGGCCTGTACCGCCTACGTGACGGTAATGCGCACGGCGACACCGACGGCGCAGCCTCTCCGGTCTGTCTTGGCTTTGACGCGGCTCAGCGCGTCTATGTGGACCCCACCAACCGGAGTCCACAGGCATGACCCATCCTTTCCCTCCCACCGCGGCGACCGCATCGATGGCCGCTCGCATCGCGAGCTTGGCCGACTGGCCGTGGAGCGACCTCGCGAAGGAATGGCATCGGCTATTCAGCGTTGACCCGCCCGTCTCTAATCGGCGCTTCGTCGAAAAGCGCATCGCACACCGCTGGCAGGAAATCGAGTTCGCCAAAACGAATCGCGCCCTCCTTGATCGTAACCGTCGACGCATCGACGAGTTGGTCGCAACCGGAACGTTGACGCGACATCGGGTCGGCGCGGTGCCGGTCGCCGGTACCGAGCTGGTGCGTCTCTACGCTGGCGTCGAGCATCGCGTGCATGTCCTCGCCGACGGCGAGTTCGAGTACGCGGGCACCCGCTACCGGAGTCTGTCGATGATCGCCCGGAAGATCACGGGTACGCAGTGGTCCGGGCCTTTGTTCTTCGGCTTGCGCAAGGGAGGCCGTCGATGAGCGCCATTGCCCCCAAGCGCCTCCGCTGCGCGGTCTATACGCGCAAGTCGACGGAGGAGGGACTGGATCAGGAGTACACCTCCATCGATGCGCAGCGCGACGCTGGCGCAGCCTGCATCGCCAGTCGCCGCGCCGAGGGCTGGATTCCGGTCGCCGACGATTACGACGACGGCGGCTTCTCGGGCGGCACCTTGGATCGCCCCGCCCTGCGACGATTGATCGCCGACATCGAAGCCGGTCAGATCGATATCGTCGTCGCTTACAAGATCGACCGCCTGAGCCGCTCGCTGTTCGACTTTGCCGAACTGGTCAAGGTCTTCGACAAACATGGCGTGACCTTCGTGTCGGTGACGCAGCAGTTCAACACCACCGATGCGATGGGCCGGATGCTGCTGAACATCCTCTTGACCTTCGCCCAGTTCGAGCGCGAATTGACTGCCGAGCGCATTCGGGACAAGTTCGTCGCCAGCAAGAAGAAGGGACTGTGGATGCATGGCATCCCGCCGCTCGGATACGACGTCATCGATCGGCGGCTCTCGATCAATGAAGCCGAGGCCGAACAAGTCCGCACGATATTCCGACGCTTTGTCGCGTTGGGGTCGATCCTGAAGGTGGTGCAAGACATCCGCACGCGCGGCTGGTGCAACAAGACGTGGACGACCAAGGCCGGGCGGACCCTCGCGGGCCAACTCCACGACAAGAGTTCGGTCCACAAGATTCTGCACTGCAGGACCTACCTCGGCGAAATGAAGCACCGCGACCAGTACTTCGAGAACACGCATGCGGCAATCATTGAGCGCGCCCTGTGGGACGAGGCACACGTGCTCCTGCAGGTCAACGGCCGGGTCCGGGCAGGTGCCTCGCGCCGGGGCAAGGTGGAGTTCCTGCTGAAGGGCCTGCTGACCGGCCCGGACGGCCGCGCCCTGTCGCCGTGGCACACGACCAAGGCCAACGGCCGCACCTACCGTTACTACCTGAGTACGCGCGACACGCACGAGGGGCCGGGTACGTCCGGCCTGCCGCGCCTGCCGGCCGGAGAGTTGGAGGGGGCGGTCGTCGCGCAACTGCGGCGGGTGTTGCGGGCGCCCGAGATGATCGAGGCGATGATCCCGCAGGCTGTGGCGCTCGACCCGAGCCTGGACGAAGCGCAGGTCACGGTCGCCATGACGCAGGTCGACCGGGTGTGGGAACAGCTCTTCCCGGCTGAGCAGCAGCGGCTGGTCCGGCTGCTGGTCGAACGGGTCATCGTCTCCCCGACGAACCTGGAACTGCGGCTTCGACCCGGCGGGATCGGCACCCTCGCCGCCGACGCCCGCCCGGCGGCCGGGGTGGCGGCATGAAAGGGCCGACGCTGGAGGTGTCCGGGCCGGCGGCCGAGGTGGTCGCCAGCGACGGCGGCGTGACCCTGAACATCCCGATCGCCCTCAGGCGGCGCAGCGGGCGGCGGGTCGTCGTATCCCAAGGCTCTGGGTTCGAGTCCGGAAGCCGGACTCGAACAGGCGCCACGCCGCTGCAACTGGCCCTGGCCCGCGGCCACCGCTGGCTCCGGATGCTGGAGGCCGGCGAAGCGGCCTCGATGAGCGAGATCGCCCGGCGCGAGGGGACCGATCACAGCTACGTCGCCCGGCACATCAACCTGACCCTGCTCGCACCGGACATCGTCGCGGCGATCCTCGACGAGGAACTGCCGGACGGTGTCCGGCTGCATGCCCTGTCCATCAATCCGCCGGCGCATTGGGAGGAACAACGACAATTGAGGTGGGCGTGGCGGATCGAAATGGTTCATCTATAG